ATTGTATTTTCCATGCCTTTTCTATTTGCCAAATCAGCCTACTATGGCGTAAAAATAGGAGGAATTATGAATACAGAAAACATGAATCAGAATCAGAACACAGACCCGTCCGTAAATCAGGAAGCAGGGGAAAAGACTTTCACGCAGGATGATGTAAACCGTATCGTGCAGGAACGGCTTGCAAAAGACCGGGAAAAAACATCAAAGGAACTGGGTGAACGGGAGCAGGAGCTTGCACAGCGTGAGTTCCGTTTAAACAGCCGCCAGAAGCTGATTGAAAAGGGATACCCGGAAACGCTTATGGACGCGCTGAATTGCAGCAGTGAGGAAGCCTTTAATAAGGCATTGGACATTATAGATGGCTTGATAAAGGAGCGGACTCCCAGCCCAGAACAGGTTGAGCTTGAAAAGCACAGGGCAAGGTTCACGCAGCCGCTCAATCCGTCAAGGGGAACGGGCGAGGACCTTATCAGAAAAGCCATGAATTTGTAAAGGAGAATAATATTTTATGGCAATCAGTTTAGTTACACAGTTTCAGCCTTACACGGATGAAATTTTCACAACAGAATCAAAAAAGTCGCTATTAACAAATCAGGATTTCAGCTGGACAGGGGCGCACACCATCAAGGTATACAAAATCGGCACAAGCGAAATGAACGATTACAGCAGGAATCCTGTGCCTGGATTTACTGGGAGCAGGTACGGCGAAATCAAGGATTTGGATGCAACGACAGAGGAATTTACCCTTAAAAATGACCGTTCATTCACATTTGCGATTGATAAGCTGGATAATGACGAGACGGCGCAGCAGTTGGCAGCGGCATCCGCACTGGCAAGGCAGGTAAGGGAAAAGGTCGTGCCGGAAGTGGACTCTTACACTTATGGCGTGATGTGTTCCGGCGCAGGGAATAAGCCGGATGCAGTGGCATTGGATGCAACTAATATTTTTGATGAGATATTAAAGGCGAACAATGCGCTGGACAATGCGGAAGTGCCGGAGACGGGGCGCATTCTGGTAGTCACACCGGATGTTTACACCATGATGAAGCGCAGCAAGGACATTATTATGGAGACGGACATTGCGGAGGATATGCGCCTTAGAGGGGTTATCTCTAACATTGACGGCGCGGCAGTGATCAAAGTCCCGGCAGTAAGGCTCCCGGAGAACTTCGGCTTCATGCTGGCGCATCCGTGCGCGTGCGTTGCTCCTACGAAACTGGAGGATTACAAAATCCATGAAGACCCGCCCGGAATCAGCGGCTCCCTCGTGGAGGGGCGCATCTGCTATGATGCGTTCCTGCTGGATAATAAGTTGAAAGCTATCTACTATCAGGAGCAGACAGCAAAGGCATAACGGTGTGGTTTTCCCATGCTTCCTATATGGCGGCAGGGGATTTCTGTATATGGAGGGATGGTATGAGAAAAAGCTATGCTGATTACGGGATAACGGACGAGAAAGTGAAAGGCTTGTTGAGGGAATGCCGGGCAGGGAAACACGGCGAACAGGTACGGACGGCAGCATATAAGGCCTGTCCCATTGCTGCAGAGCATATCATCCTTTCCATTATGAAGAAAAAGTCCTATGATGCTCTAGAAATAAAAATGGAGCTAGGAGAAATGGAGCGCATTCCGTTCGGAAGGTCAGATTTTTACGCGCTCCGGCTGTACACGCTGGTTATCCTCAATGAAATGCTTGCAGGAAAGGAAGAGGCATGATATGGGCGGCTATGGTTCTGGCGGTCATAATAAGACACACAGGCGGCTTGAAAGCTTCCATCGGATTGACAGCTTTTCATTCCGTGATTACCTCATGGGGGATAAATATCTGCATTACAAAACAACCGTACAATATCCGCTGATTAGGGGTGATATCATCTACAATGTGCAGGAGAGGACGGCAGAAATCAGGGAGGGAGATTCTTATACAGATCTGCTGTTATCCAGTGTGTCGGGGATTGACGGGAAATCCAAAAGGCTGTATTTCCATTGCCCATATTGTGGGCGGCGAGTGCGGTATCTGTATGATTATTATAAACATTATGCGTGCCGGGAATGTGCAAAGCTGAACTATTCCTGCCAGCAGAAAAACGGCATGGAAGAAATGCGGTTCAAGATGGAGCGCATTGTTGAAAAGAAGTTGGGTTATACATACTGGTGGAAAGATTATCCTGATATGCCTATACAGGACTTGTGGCATATCCCGAAACCGCCGTATATGCGGTATGAGAAGTACGAAAGGCTTTTGGGGGAGTTCCGGCAGCTTCAGAAAGATTATGAGCGTGCTTTTTGGATAGGATTGACTAAGATTTCATATTCGCGTGACATTGCACAAGCGGCGATACAGCATTTAAACAGGCTGTGATAATCGTACAATGAAAACTGCATATTGTAATTGCCTGACACGGAAATGTGTGCTATACTCCATTCATGGGAAACCATAGAGCCAAAGGCGGCTTTACCCCTCTTTGTTTTATCGGAGGGTTCAAGTAGCCCTCCAGACGAAAGAAAGGAGGGCGATGCAATGTATGTTACATACTCTGATTTGATTCAGATTGGAATACTCATTGTTGCCCTTGCTAATTTGATTTATCAGGTTTACAAGGGAAAAAAGAAATAGCCGCCACTACTCGCAATAGTGACGGCTGACCCTTTTCGGAGGGTTTAAGTTATCGATTGTGGGGTAGAGCCGTTTCTATGGCTTTCCCTTTTTATGTCTATAATATAGCATATCCGGCAGCAGAGCGCAAGAGAAAAACGCACGTTTCTTCTGCTATCCTATTTTCCTATCAAGTGATTCCATTATCCAGTATATGCCCCACAAGCCCCTATTTGCTATCGTAACGGCAAAACTATCAATCTATGCAGTAAAAGCCCGGTATGGGGCAGATAGAGGGGCTGTAATGTGGTCTTACACTTCTTCCCCGGTATCTCTCATTACAAAAGTTCCTTTGAAATCACAATTTAGAATGTCGGCAATCTGATTCAGTTCTTTTTCGCTGAAATTGTCACGCTTTAATTTGTTTGATAAATTGCTTTGCGAAGTGCCGAGATTGGAAGCTAATTCAGTAATAGATATTTTTCGTTTTACTAATGTAATTCGTATTTTTTCAGACATAGACATAATAACACCCTCTTTCTTGGTATGGTACTGCTATTATATCACTATAAAGAAATAAAAACAATATAAAAATGATATATATTCTAAATTTGTGTTGACATGAAAAAGAATATGAGATAGAATATCACTAATAAGTGATGCAAAACACTTGAAACAAATATCTATCACTATTATTGTGATAACACAAATTCATGTATGGCTATCTGACAGCAAAAAATTCTAGGGAGGTGAGATATGTTATCAAAAGAAGATATGGCGACATTGACCGCCGCAGAGGAAAAGCGTCTTGGAGTGAACAGCCCGGAATTTATCAGGCGGCACAACGAGATTATGGCAATGGCTGACGATATACAGAGCCGTTACAAGAAAAATGCCCCTACCAGTACCGCGAATACCGATAGGAGCGAGTAACCCGATAACTAAACAAATTAGGGTATGGGGTATGTGGGTAGTATAACATTCCCTCTGCCTGGAGTAAAGAGAGGAAATGACAATGATTTTAAAAAAATGCACATTTGACGAATTGCCGGACGCTATGCAGATGCACGTTCTGTATTGTGAAAAGATTCCAGTAGGAGAGTACAGGCTTGCGATATGGAGCAACAAAGATACGCTTTACTATAACAATCTGCCGGAAAAAGAGGTTGAGCGGTTCATATCACTAATTGAAAGTGACAAGAAATTTATCAATAACAGGACTATGGATAGCATTTATAAAAAGTACGGTTGGGCAGTCTATGACGAAATCCATGAAGCACACCGTGCATACTTGAAAAAAGGACGTGAAAAAGTTGCTGAACAGATAGCGCAGGAGTATTTCCCTATTATCGAAAAAAACATGAGTAAACCGTCAATCCCCTATTGTGATGAACTGCTGAAAGCTATGTCACATTTAGCAGATAAAGGACATTTCAAGTTTAAGGAATGGAGTACAGACCAAGCATATATTTACTTTATGGGCTATCTGTTAGGCAAGGGGATATTGAAGTTTGAGAAGACACTATTATGAGCGAGAGGAAAGGGGCTATAACATAATGGAAGACCAAAGAAAAATTTTTGCAACGGAGATTATTGACGAAGCGAAGAAGCAGCGGAACCGCTGGCGGCTGGCGTTCTGCATCTCGCTGGCCGGGAATGTGTTGCTGGCGGCAATATTGATTTTCAGATAAGGATAACGAGGGAATGGGCGGCGGCTAATATGTCTGCTGCCCATCTGAATATAGAAAGGCGGTGGATGGAATGGCAGGGAAAAAAAGAACTGATAATAAGGGCAGAATTTTAAGAACAGGAGAAATGCAAAGGGCGGAGGATAACCGATATTTGTACCGTTATACTGACTTATCGGGTAAGAAAAGAACAGTGTACGCCGTTACTTTGGTAGAACTTCGGGAAAAGGAAAAGCAGATTGAGCGTGATTTGCAGGATGGAATAGACAGTAGTAAAGGGGATATGACGCTAAATCAGTTATTTCAGATTTACATGGAAACGAAGTCTGATTTAAGGGAAAGCACAAGATATAATTATCTTTCGGTATGGAAAAATGCAATAGAAGATACTATTTTGGGTAACATGAAAATTACACAGATAAAGCAGCTTCATATCCGTAAATTCTATTCGGAACTGGTAGAGAAAGGGTTTGCGGCAAATACAATAAAGCTGTATCATAATCTGATAAATCCGGCTTTAGAATTGGCGGTAGATTCTGATATTATCCGTAAAAATCCGGCAAAGGACTGTAAAAAGGGTATTGGTGGCACGAAAAAAGAGAGAGAATCCATGACAATATCAGAACAGGAAAGAATGTTGAATTTTATAAGGGATAGTAACAAGTATTCGGTATACTATCCTATGATTATCTTTGCATTATCTACCGGGCTTCGTGTTGGGGAATTGACCGGGCTTCGGTGGGCTGATGTGGATATGAAAGAAAACGTAGTGCATATCCGGCAGCAGCTTATCTATAAAAATTTAGGTGATGGATGCAGGTTTCATATTCAGGATTTAAAGACAGATGCAGGGCGGCGTGATATTCCTTTAACGGTAAATGCAAGAAAGAGTCTGATAAAGCAAAAAGAAGCATATCTTTTGTTGGGTAAGGCAATGAAACAGCAGGAAGTTGAGGGGATTACTGATTTTGTATTTACAAATACGTTAGACAAACCCTATTCCACAAATGCAATTAACTTTGTTTTGGATAATATTGTAAAGGCATATAATAAATTAGAGGATGTACAGGCAGGAAAGGAACATAGAGAGCCGGAGCCATTGCCCCATGTATCAGCGCACATATTAAGACATACCGCTTGTACAAGACTGGCAGAATCAGGGCTTGAACCTAAAGTATTGCAGTATATCATGGGACACGCCAATGTGTCTGTAACACTGGATGTATATACTCATTTGGATTTTACGCAGATTCAGGAGAAGATGGAAGCGGTACAGGAAAATATGAGAATAGGATAGATGATAAAATGAGTCTGCTGTATTTGGCATAAAAATGTTGTGTGCAGCAGATTTTTTTCGCAAAAGGTACAGAAAAGGTACAAAATACAGCTTTCCAAGAGTGTTCATTCTTTGCAAATCCCTATTTTATCAGGGTTGCATAAAATTTTCTGAAAATATTAGCACTCACCTCTTGACAGTGCTAACAAAAAAGGATATTGTTATATTGCAATTAGAACAAAATTCAACGATCATCAGAGCCATGAAACGAGTGAGGAGGCAGAAGATTATGAATTTAACAAAATTTACACAGAAATCAATGCAGGCAGTCGAGCGATGTGAGAAATTGGCATACGAATATGGAAATCAGGAAATTGAGCAGGAGCATCTTCTTTACAGCCTTTTGACGATAGAGGACAGCCTGATCCTGAAATTGATCGAGAAAATGGAAATCAATAAGGAATATTTCCTGAACCGCGTGGAGCAGGGGCTTCAGAAGCGCGTCAAGGTGCAGGGCGGTCAGATCTATATCGGTCAGGATCTGAATAAGGCGCTCGTGACGGCCGAGGACGAGGCAAAACAGTTGGGAGACGAATATGTTTCCGTTGAGCATCTTTTTCTCGCAATGCTGAAACACCCGGGAAAAGAGATAAAGGAGATCTTCAGGGAATTCGGGATAACGAGAGAACGCTTTTTGCAGGCACTTTCCACGGTGCGGGGGAATCAGCGGGTGACTTCCGATAATCCGGAAGCGACCTATGATACATTGGAGAAATACGGTCAGGATCTGGTGGAAAGAGCGCGGAACCAGAAGCTCGACCCCGTTATTGGGCGGGATAACGAGATCCGCAACGTGATCCGCATCCTTTCCAGAAAAACAAAGAACAATCCGGTGCTGATCGGAGAGCCGGGCGTCGGCAAGACTGCGGTAGTGGAAGGACTGGCGCAGAGAATCGTCCGCGGGGATGTGCCGGAAGGACTAAAAGATAAAAGGATTTTCGCACTGGATATGGGGGCGCTGGTGGCGGGCGCGAAATACCGGGGCGAATTTGAGGAACGCTTGAAAGCGGTACTTGATGACGTGAAGAACAGCGACGGACAGATCATCCTGTTCATCGATGAACTGCATACGATCGTCGGTGCAGGCAAGACGGACGGTGCACTGGATGCAGGCAATATGCTCAAGCCCATGCTGGCACGAGGCGAGCTGCATTGTATCGGAGCGACCACATTGGATGAATACCGTCAGTACATTGAAAAAGATGCTGCGCTGGAACGCCGTTTTCAGCCGGTTCTGGTCGAAGAGCCTACCGTGGAGGATACCATATCCATCCTGCGTGGACTGAAAGAGCGGTACGAGGTCTATCATGGCGTTAAAATTATGGATACCGCACTGGTCAGTGCCGCAGTGCTCTCCAATCGTTACCTTTCCGACCGTTTTCTGCCCGATAAGGCGATCGACCTTGTGGACGAGGCGTGCGCGCTGATCAAAACGGAGCTGGATTCCATGCCGACGGAGCTGGACGAACTGCGGCGTAAGGTCATGCAGCTCGAAATCGAGGAGACAGCCCTGAAAAAAGAGGATGACCGTTTGAGTCAAGAACGCCTTGGAAATCTCCAGCGTGAACTGGCAGAGTTAAAAGCCGAACTGGATAATCGGATGGCACAGTGGGAGAACGAAAAGGCTTCCGTCGAGAAGCTGTCCAAGATCCGGGAAGAAATCGATGATGTCAATAATCAGATTCAGATCGCACAGCGAGAGGGCGATTATGAGAAAGCGGCGGAACTCAGTTACGGAAAGATGCCGTCTTTAAAGCAGCAGCTTGCGATCGAAGAAGAAAAAGTGAAGAATCAGGAGCTTTCTCTTGTCCATGAGAGTGTTTCCGAAGAGGAGATCGCGAAGATCATTTCCCGTTGGACAGGAATCCCGGTGGCAAAGCTGACGGAGAGCGAACGGAACAAAACGCTGCATCTGGATGAGGAACTGCATAAGCGCGTCATCGGACAGGAAGAAGGGGTAACGACGGTAACGGAGGCGATCATCCGTTCCAAGGCGGGCATCAAAGACCCTACGAAGCCGATCGGTTCTTTCCTTTTCATGGGTCCGACCGGCGTCGGCAAAACGGAACTGGCGAAAGCGCTGGCGGCATCGCTGTTCGATGATGAGAACAATATGGTGCGTATCGACATGAGCGAGTATATGGAGAAATATTCTGTCTCCAGACTGATCGGAGCGCCTCCCGGATATGTCGGCTATGAAGAGGGAGGACAGTTGACTGAAGCAGTCAGGAGAAAACCGTATTCGGTCGTTCTGTTCGACGAGATCGAGAAGGCGCATCCCGACGTATTTAATGTACTTTTACAGGTGCTGGACGATGGACGGATCACGGATTCTCAGGGCAGAACGGTGGACTTCAAGAATACGATTCTGATCATGACCTCCAATATCGGCGCGGAGTATCTGTTGGATGGAATCGGGGAGGACGGCAGCATCAGGCCGGAGACGGAAGCGCTCGTCATGGGCGATTTACGGAATCATTTCCGACCGGAATTTCTGAACCGTCTGGATGAAATTGTTCTGTTCAAACCATTGACCAAAGAAGTCACACACGATATCATCCATTTGGTCATCGGGGAACTGAACAAATGTCTGGCCGACAGGGAGCTGTTCGTGGAGCTGACGCCGGAGGCAGAGGATTTTATCATCGAAAACGCTTACGATCCGGTCTATGGGGCAAGGCCATTGAAGCGGTATATTCAGAAGTATGTGGAGACCTTATCGGCGAAGCTGATTCTGGAAGACCGGATAGCGGCACGGGATACGATTCTCATCGTGGTGGAGAATGGGAAACTGGCGGCAAGGAAAAAGTGAGCTTGAGAAAATAAGCGTGGTAATTATCCGGTAAAAACGATATAATAGGAGGCAGAAAAACCGAAAGGAACAGGTGATGTTATGAGATACCCTGCATTTTTGCCTCCGAACGGAACAATAGGCTTTGTCGCACCTTCTTTCGGATGTGCGGCAGAGCCTTATAAAAGTGCTTTTTTAAATGCGCAGAGGAAATGGGAAAAGGAAGGATATAAGTTTCATGTAGGCCCGAACTGCTATGTGGAGCAGGGGATCGGCATCAGCAATACGCCGTCCCAATGCGGTAAAGAGCTTCAGGATTTTTATTGCAGCAAAGAGAATGACTGTCTGATTTCCTGTGGCGGCGGGGAACTGATGTGCGAAGTGCTGGATCATATTGATTTTGAGCGGATCGGACAGGCTGCGCCGAAATGGTATATGGGATATTCCGACAATACCAATATGACTTTCCTGCTGGCGACGCTCTGTGATGTGGCGTCTGTCTATGGCCCCTGCGCCGCGGCCTTTGGCATGGAGCCATGGCATCCGGCGCTTCAGGACGCGATGGATCTTTTGACCGGAAAGACTCTGGAATTACAGGGCTATGACAAATGGGAAAAGGAATCCCTGAAAAATGAAGGAGACCCCTATGCGCCCTACCATGTAACGGAACCTTCCGTCATCCGGAAATTTCCGGACAGGACGCTCGACTTTTCCGGAAGGCTGCTCGGCGGCTGCATGGACTGTCTGGTCAATATGTCGGGCACGAAATACGACAAAGTGCGTGATTTTGCCGAACGATATCGGGAAGACGGAATCATATGGTTCCTGGAAGCCTGCGATTTAAATGTGATGGGCATCCGGCGCGCTATGTGGCAGATGGAACATACCGGCTGGTTCCGGCATTGTAAAGGATTTTTGTTCGGAAGGCCGCTCTGTCATGGACAGGAGATGATGGGCCTCGACCAGTATCAGGCAGTTTATGAGGTAGTGCGAAAATATGACGTGCCAGTGCTCATGGATCTGGATATCGGGCATATTCCGCCGATGATGCCTTTGATCTGCGGCAGTATCGCCCGGATTCATGCCGAAGGGAACCGATATACGGTGAAAATGGAATTACAATGAAAGGACGATCGATATGATACCATCCGACCCGGCAATGCTTCTTAGTTATGTAAACTTAAAGCTGCGTGACTTCTACGCCAGCCTGACCGCTTTCTGTGAAGATATGGACATCAGCGAGACAGAAATCGTTCAAAGACTGGCTTCCATAGATTATCATTATGATGAGGAGAAAAATCAGTTTGTCTGAAACAGTTCAAATCACGCTCATAACGGAAAATGAGAAACAGGAACGACAGGAAATCAAAGTGACACACGATTCAGGTATGACATTGATGACGACTCTGTTAGAAAAAAAACTGGTCACCGGTAATTTCTGCGGCGGGAGGGGGACTTGCAGAAGATGCCGCGTGCAGTTCATGCAGGCGGCTCCGCTCCCGACGGGCTTGGAAAGACAGGCGTTTACGCCGGATGAACTTCGTCTCGGATACCGGCTCGCCTGTATGGCGAGGCCCAGGAACGATTGTCTGATACGACTGGAATTCGTGCAGTCGCGTGAAATCGATATTTTAACGGATACATCGAATATGATAGATGTGTCAGAAGATAGTGACTGTATAAGTCAAGAAAAAACGACGAAAAAGCGATATCTCATTGCCGTCGATCTGGGAACGACTACCATTGCAATGCAACTGATGGATATCGGTTCCGGACAGGCGGTGGATACTTATTGTGCCATGAATCCCCAGAGAAGCTATGGGGCGGACGTGCTTTCCAGAATACAGGCGGCCAACGCCGGACAGGCGGATATCCTGCGGGAAAGCGTGTGGATGGTCCTGAAGGAAGGCGTCAGGAAGTTCCGCCGTTTCTGCCGTGCCGCAAAGCAGAGGACTTCCGAGCGGGACGTTTCCGGACGGGGAGGCACTGAGCAGGAGATATCTATCTGTTGTATGTGCATCGCCGGAAACACGACGATGGAGCATTTACTGATGGGGCTTTCCACAGAGGGGCTGGGGAAAAGCCCTTTTTGGCCAGTAGAGCTCGGTCTGCAGAAATGTGCTCTGTCGGCGGATGACGGCATATGGTCGGCCGGAGCGGTAAAGGAGCGCCCATCATTGACCGAACGAGTCAACAATGACGATCCGCTTCCGGTCTATATCATGCCGGGCATCAGTGCTTTCGTTGGCGGCGATATCGTGGCCGGGCTGTATGCGCTGAAAATGCTGCCCGACAGCCGGGAAGATGCCATGCAGTGCTCCAAGGATACAGAACCCTGTCATGGCGCGTCCCTCCTCATCGATCTGGGGACCAACGGCGAAATGGCGATCACGGACGGGAAACGCATGATAGTGACTGCGACTGCGGCCGGACCGGCCTTTGAAGGCGGTCCCGGCAGGGCGGTGGCGGGAAGCGATATGGTCGCAGTGACGGCCTTTTTATTAAAAGAAGGAATCATTGACGAGACCGGGCTGATGGCAGAGCCTTATTTTGAAGAGGGCGTTACCGTTCCTGTCCCCGATGCCCTGAACGTCTCCGGTCCATCGGATTCCATTCATCTGACGCAGAAGGATATTCGGGATCTGCAGATGGCGAAAGCGGCGGTCCGTGCGGGCGTGGAGATCCTATGCCGGAAAATGGGATGTCCTGAGATCTCACAGGTCTGTCTGGCGGGCGGTTTCGGTTATTATCTGGATGTGGATGCGGCGGCGGCCATAGGGCTTTTGCCGGAAAAGTTAAAGTCATGTACGAGGGCGGTCGGCAATGCTTCCCTGTTGGGCGCTTTTCGGATGGGAAAAGACCTGTGGACAGGGAAAATACAGGAAGAGGCGCTGGAGGGGATGCTGTCCGGAATTGAGAGCATCAATCTGGCCGGACAGGAAGAATTTGAGGAGATGTACATCCGGTATATGAGCTTGAAGAGCGGTTAAATGGATGTTATATTACGAAAACGTTAAGGTTATATTAAAAAGTGTGTTCTGAAAAAAGTTGATAAATACTGGATAAGTCCAGTATTTATCAACTTTTCAATGGATTTTCTGGTTCAAAATAGTTCGCCAGAAAACGTGAAAATTTAATACCGTTAGCGACAAATTAGCGACAAATTTTATTGATTTCGCTTCGTAATTCTTCTATTGTCCGATGACCGTATTTTAAATCGGTCACATCATTGCCGAGGGCGTGGCCCATGAGCATCTTTTTGCATAAAGAATCCACTTTATATTTATCGCACAGCCACGAGAATGTATGCCGGCAGTCATGCGGTGTGTGACCTTCAATCCCCATCTTTTGTAATTCATCGAAGAATAAAGCCCTGAATTTTGGTGCAGAAAAATGGAAAAGCACGTTATCCTTTTTTACAAAGGGAACAATTTCTTTGTTAAATGGAACGATCCTGTTTTTTCCAGCAAGAGTCTTTACGCCGCCGCGAAAGTATTGTTCATCCATATTTATTTCCATTTTATTGTAAGCCGATATGCGGTAGCCACTGTAAATCATGATTAGTATAGCCTGTAAAATCTCATTGTTTTCAGAATGCTCCCATATCGTGTTCAATTCTGCTTCTGTAAAAGGCTCGCCTTTTTCGTCGTCGTCCGGGGTGTTGATTCGCACATGATCCGCATATTTTCTGTCGCAGAGGTCATGCGAATAGGCATAATCATATAGCTGCTTAAATAGATTCTTGATGTGCTCTTTTGTAGCGTGCTTTTTCGTGCAGTTATCTATTACTGCCTGTAAATCCTCGGTTTTCAGACTTTTAAAGGGCTTATCATATAGAGCTGCAGAATGTTTATATGCAGATTTTGTCGCGTCCATTGATGACCGCGAGTATTGCCTTGTCTTATCTTTTTCGTATTTATAAGCAAAATATTCCCCGTATACTTCTGAAAAGGTTTTTGATTCAGACGCTATTCTTGTATTGTTATTGTAAGATGCTATGATTTTTGTTATGACATCATTCTGACAGTCTGTGGGCTTTAGTTTTGCGTTTAAAAAGTCCTCGGCATTAAATGTTCCATTCCTATATTCCATGAGGGCGTAGAAGCCGGTATACCAGTCTGGGACATAGCATAACGCTTTTGGCAGGATTGGAGAGCCGTTTTCCCGGAACTCTGTGACGGGAGGATATACACCGAACTTGTTCGTGCGGTTTCCGCTCAATTTTTTGATGCTGCCAAATCCGTTCGGCAGTTTCGGGTGCTTTGCTTTTGCCATGGTATCATCCTTTCTTTTGCGCTGATGTTAAAAAAATGTATAAAAATAACAGCCTGTGGACTGTTCGGATTTCCCGAATGGCTCACTTGCAAGCTGTTCCCGAAGGTGATACAATATATTTGCTATGTATTTGTGCATCTTCGGGTGTATATAGAAGCCGTTCCGGTGTTGGTCGCACTGGGACGGTTTCTGTTTAGACCACTGCATCATCAAGTGGTCAGACAGTGATAATGATGACAATTAGCCCAAGCGAAAACCCTCGGAATGCCGTCCGGGGGTTTTCGCTTGGTGCACATATGATGAACCGTTTCTATTTTTGCCTATTGACATTATAGCATATGCGAACCGGTATTGTAATATTCCCCAGAAGTTATTTTGCGACGTCGCAAAGATATTAGTCAGGTTTCGTGGCGTTCTGAATCCTTGATATTTCCAAAATCGCTTTTCGTAATAATATAAGCTCATCGCGTGGAGCATCTTTTATCATATCGATTAATACTTGGACCTGTTCTTTTTCGGAAAGAGCGTCAAATTCCTTGTCTGATATATATTTTTCTCCCATTTTAAAATATTTCCTCGCCTATAATTCCCATAAGCTCCTTTTATCGAGAATAGTAACCGCGCTTTATTAGTTGTTCGGTAATATCATCATTAGGTAGTTCAGTATCAATGAGCGGTACTTCATAAAGAGTCATATCTTTATCGTCCACATAGAAAAAATCGGTATCATATTTTCGATGCAAATAGATATGTATTTTATGTGCACTGAATATTCCTGAAATACCTACATAAAAAACTTCGCCAAATCGTGCCATTGCCTTTTGTGGTATACAATCCGAACAAATTTCCATAAGAATTTTTTTTGTAGCACTACTATTATATTTTATATTTTCGTTATCTAATAATTCTGAAATGTCCTTTTTGGTTCCAAAATCAATTAAATGATTTTCAGGTTCAGAATCATAAACGATTTCAGAATTGAGTAATTCAGTAATAATTTCGCTTTGTTTTACTAAACATAATGGATTAGTAGAAGAGACATTACTTGTGATGCAAAGAAGTTCTTTTTGTGCATCTATGGAAAGTTCTTCTACAATATCAATCATTTTGTCCAAATCAAGACGTTCATTTTTGGGAGTGGGAATGGAATGGATATTGTTGTCAACATGAATATCCATTAATCCGAGTTCAATCGCAAGTCTGTAAATATGTTTACAGGGTAATTTGCTCCGAAGAAAATCGCCACAAGGACAATAATCAAGAAAAGTTTCGTATCGACCGTGGCTTCCTTGAAAATATCCATAGTAATCTGTTTTATCGATTTTTACAGGAGTTAGTTTGGATGATTGGGCCGATTTGATACGTTTCGCAGCATATTCTGTTGTATGGGTCTCTGGTGACCATTGGCTATTCCATAATTCGGCTGCTTTAGAATTGTTGATTTCCATAATAAATATGTCCTTCCTTTGTAATTTTGTTCAATTACAATTTATCAATGACTCTGCCCATGCAATGGGCGGTTTCGTTTAAAGGTACATTGCCATAATCAGGGTTAAGGGAGATAAGTTCATTCTCTCCAAGCTGTTTTACATAGCATTCGTTATCCACGGAAAAAATACCAATTTCACCAATTTCAATACTTTCTGTCATTTCTACGAGAAGCATATCCCCATCATAATAAACTGGTTCCATACTTCTTCCATTAACACCGATGGCATAATCTGCTTTTTTATATTTCGGGATATCTGGTATTTCAATACGCTTGGTCGGTGGCATATCAAATATGATTTGGCCAGTTCCGGCAGATGCTAAGCGATAATAATAATTGATAAGACGGGTGGGCGTTTTGACAGATGGAATGTCAATATTTTGTCTTAATGATTTTGAGTGTTCCCATTCTTTTTGTAATGCAAAATCAACTATTTCTTTTCCGTGGGGTTCGAGTTCATTATACATTCGGATGATATCTAGGTCTCTTTTTGAAATAGAGTTGTTTTCAGCCTTTTTAAACCCGAAAGCAGCATCAACAGTAGTTCCATACATTTCACATAATGTAAAAAGTGTATTTGCATCGGGTTGCGCATATCCAGTTTCCCAATGTCCTATTATTTGTTGAGTTCTTCCTATTGACTCAGCAATTTCTTTTTGGGTTTTACCAGTTTTTAGGCGCAATTCCTTTAATATAGAGCCAATTTCTTCTTTGGTCATATGTTTCACCTCCCTCGCGATTTTGATTTTAGCATAGCGAATTTGGAAAATCAATATAAATACTAAAAAATTTAGTATAACTATATTGACAACTAAAATAATGAGTGATAGTATAACTATAAACTCAAATTTTGAGTATAGGAGGTGAAATTTAGGATGACATCAGATATAAGAATTAATCTGAAAAATGTAATTAAAGATAAAGGATATATACAGGCAGTTATAGCCAAAAAATCTAATTTATCTGCAGTTAAATTTTCTCAGATATTAAATTTAGAAAGAAAGTTAGAGGCAAATGAGTTGTTTGATATATGCGCTTCTATTGAAATGACGCCAATGGAACTCGCCGAGTACAGGAGCGGAAAAACTCATTAAAATAAATGAAGGAGGTGAGCAGCGATGGGAAAGAAGCGAAAAAAGAAAAAGACTGCTCATTGTAGAAAAAAGCAGTCAATTTCTTTTGAACCATTAATTTTGTGTCATATTTCCGACGGACAAAGCGATTATATCATCAATGAACACATGAAGATATTTGAAAATATTATGTTATCTGAGCATTCATGAAGCTACAAATCAGGTGTAGCGGATGATGTCGAGTGTTTGCGTGGGGAAGTCGTATGAAAGGCGGTGAAGGATAAGTATGATATTTGGATCTGAACCAATAAGCATCAAAGGACAGAGTTTGGATAAATTGGAAAAGCAGGTAATGTTTGAGGTGATAGAACTTTTGAAAACATATGGTTTTTCCGTGTGCGACTGCCAGCGAGTACTTGAAGCCATTTCAAGTGAAATCGCTTCGGTAGCTGCACACGAAAAAATTTAATACATATTGCTACTAATGGCGTTCAATCTGAATTTTTGCACTGTTGTAGACATTGAAATAAAAATCGGTCAAGCTTTTAACATATTGCATAAAATCTTCACCGTCAGTCACGGGCTTGATATTTTTCTGCATAGCTGCAATAGCAATATCATGAGCCCGTTTTTCATTATCAGTCATTGTGTAATTCTCCTTCCTTATGTACTCAGCCATGGCAGTGACCTGTAAGTACAATATAGCAGAGATGGGGGGAAAATGGCAATGTATAACTGGATAAATGAAGAAATCGATGCAAGATATTGGAGCAGAATTATCTAAAAACATGGAGGGGGTGAGAAAGATGGGGAAGAAAAAGCATAAAAAGAAACAGATCACTTCTGACAGGAAGCAGTCTGTTTCTTTCAGGCCTTTAATTATCGGACCTATTCCCATAGGACAGGGCAAGGATGTCTTCAATGAACACATACAGATAAGTAAAACTTATTTTGGCTCCCTGATGGGTAGTCAGAACGGCATCCTTTAAAAGAATGGCATTACTGGCGCCTTCGCAGGATTCTTTGGCAAGAGTGCCTATGTTTTCAAAAGTAAGATATGTTAAATCATTTTCTAATGTTTCTTTCATTTGATCAGAAACAAAAGCTCCAGTGATTATTCCTGCGGAAGTAACTGCAATTAAGGAATTTTGTGAAAAATCCATTTGGTCTGTTTTTATACTTATTGTTGCAAGGGTAGAATATACAAACGCTTCTTTACAATTAAATTTTTTATCCATACTGATTTCTCCTTTCTTTTGTACTCGGCGCGGCAACGCCTGTACATCAATTATAAGATAGATGGAAAAAGATGGCAATGGAATACGTAATTTGCATAAAAAGGAAAGTAACTTAACCAGTTATTACAATTATTAAGAAGGGTTTAGAAGGGGAAATCAGATATGACAAATTATTTAATTAGAATCGAGGTTCAGGATGGTGAAGTGGAAAAAATCCTGAAAGAGCTGACGGAAGCACAGGAGAAAATATATGACTGTTATAACAGACTGAGAGATATGGGAGTTGTTACTGTTCCCGGGACGGAAAAGGTTGCCCCGGAAGCATAATTGGGTTCTTTTGAGGCTTGCGGTTCCGGCTGAAATCTAAAAAAAGGAATGAAAGAAAAATGAATATAGGGATCAAAGGATATAAAGTATTTAATTCAGATTGGACTTGCAGAGGTTTTCAGTATGAAGTAGGAAAAATATTTGAAGAAGATGTCGTGCCATCATGCTGCGATCGTGGTTTTCATTTCTGCCTTAAAGCTACGGACTGTTTCAATTATTACGGTTTTGATCCAGAAAACAAGGTTGCAGAAGTCCTTGCCCTTGGTGATGTGGACTATGAAGAAAAAGGGAGCAAGGCCTGTACCAATAGAATTCAGATTGTGCGTGAAATTCCATGGGATGAAGTCTTGCGCATAGTGAACACGGGAAAAGATTGCACGGGTCTCCGCAACACCGGAGACTGGAACACTGGGGACTGCAACATCGGAGACAGGAACACCGGAGACTGGAACACCGGGAACTACAACGCTGGATGCGGGAACGCCGGGACCTGCAACACTGGGAACTTCAACATCGGAGACGGGAACACCGGAGACGGGAACACCGGGAACTACAACACTGGGGACCATAACACTGGGAACTACAACACCGGAGACTGGAACAAGTCATCTTTTAACGCAGGTTGTTTCATGACAGAAGAACATAAAATCAGTATGTTCAATAAACCTTCGGACTGGTCATACAGGGATTGGCTGAACAGTAGTGCCCGGTATCTTCTGAATCAGATGAAAAAAAAAGTTGTTGAATGGATATGTTCAGAGGACATGACAGATGAAGAAAAGGCAGAGCATCCGACGCATGAAACAACAGGCGGTTATTTGAAGGTACTGAATGAATCTGAATGTGCTCAGCTATGGTGTGACAGCTTGACAGACCGACAAAAGGACATCATCAAGGCATTACCGAATTTCGACCATGAAATATTTGAACAGTGTACTGGCATTAAGGTGAGTTGATCATAATGGAACTGTACCAGCATTAAAAATTTCATTAGGCGCAGTATCTATAAAAAGTTGTTTTGAAGGGGGAAGGAGAAAATTGAGCGAGAAGGTATCTGTTAAGGAAGCGGCAGAAATACTCGGTATGTCACAACAGGGCGTACGGGAGCACATGAAGAGAAATCTTTTTCCGGTTCCGATTGGATATGTGACGAATCCGAACGGAAGATGCCAGTATCACATTTATAAGAATATGCTGAATAAGCATATAGGGCGCGATGTATTTGAGCAGGAGAACGGGCAGGTGGCAGGCGATGAAACATAGCATTGTGCAGGGCATAGGGCTCATAAATATCCTGATCGGCGTATCCGGTACTGCCGGTGCGATAGAACGCGATTCCGGGCTGGTGCAGTCGGTGATGCTGATGATATCGGGATTTGTCCTTGTGCTCGTGGACAGGCATCTTCGGCCGAGGGAGCAGGGCTCGGACGCAGGGAAATAGAAAAATGATGGACAGTAAGAAGATGATGGACAAGCTGTATGCGCTCCCGGAGCAGTTCGAATATTATATGTCGCATAAAGAATACTTTCGGGCAAAGCATTGTTACGATACGGCGGTCACAGTAGCGGTCTTTCTGGAACTGGATGACATTCAGATGAAGGAACTGTTCGGGGAGCGGGGAGAGCGCGGCGTCATTATCCGGCGCGGCCTGTTCCCGGAAGAGAACGTTCAGAGGGCATACTTGGAATGCATCAAAAGAAATATGGCCCGCGAGGATAGAAGTTATGTGGGAATCATGCGGGATTTATTATGATAAAGATCCTGAAGGGATTTTTATAGATAGAGAGGAAGGAGGAAGAGCTTTATGAATGTAGATCTGAACAGTATCGGCGGCGGTGCTCTGCAGTCCCGGTTCAACCGTGAAATGGAGAAGGTCGTGAAAAATATGAAAGACCCGAACACTTCATACAAAGAATCGCGGAAGATCGTGATGACCCTGACATTTAAGCAAGATGAAGATCGCAATGCTGCAGTATGTACGTGCGAAGTACAGAGCAAACTTGCGAAAGCAAAGTCGTTCGATACAAATTTCGGCATTGGCAGGGACCTGAAAACGGATCAGTATATTGTGAAGGAATATGGGACACAGATTCCAGGGCAGATGGCATTGGAAGATATGGAATCCGGAGCAGGCGGGAAGAACGGCAATGTAGAAAAATTTGACAAAAAATTAAAACCAGCGATGGGAGGATGACAAAATGATCACGAAGGCAATGGAATGGATCAAGAATCACGGTGCACCTACGGTAACATCTATCGATGGTGCACAATGGTCGGACAGAGAACTGAAAAAGTTTGAAAACGTGAAGCGATTGGAACCAGTAGGTTTCTGTACGCTCACGAGTCTGACGGAATATTTGGAAAGCAGAGTGGATGTACCGAACGATTTCGTGCAGCACATTTTTATTAATGTGGCATCTCCGGATAATATCATAGTTTATTCCGAAGCAAATGCGAACAATTATTACAGACGGACAGAGATCGCAAAGGTGAGGGCGATGCTTCCGGTGGTGAAGATCGGACAATGGGTGGACCAGACGGAGTTCTGCATCATGATGCGGGCGAATTTCATTGATAATGGACTTTCGTGGACGGAAGATGGAATTAATGGTCCTGATACGGACAGGGACGCACTGATTAGTGTCGCGAGCAATATTGTGTCCGGTACGATAGCACAGTATGAGGATACCGGCATATCGCAGAAAGCGACGCTGAGAACAGGAATTCAGGAGTCTGACGACAGACTTCTGCCTGAAAGAGTGATATTGCGGCCCTACCGCACCTTCATGGAGGTAGAGCAGACAAAAAGTGAGTTCATCTTCCGTGCGAGGGACGATAAATATGACGGAGTGCAGTTATCACTTCATGAAGCCGATGGCGGCAGGTGGAGACTGGATGCAATGTCATCTGTCAAGAATTACCTCATGGAACGGTTCGCAGACGTTGATTATATTACGATCACGGCATAAAAGAATGCCTGATGACGGCAGGAGTACTGGAAGAGTGCGCTGATAGGCATTCTTCCAGTATATAGAAAGAGGGGTATCATGGATGTCCGGAGTTCCCAAAATAGGAATCGACTTCGCTGGATGGAATGTCTCCATGTTCGACAATGACCCCAAAATTGACAAATTACTATGTTCCCAGGGCTGGATCGGTTTTTCGATATATTTCTTTTTGTGCATGAAAGCTTATGGAACGGAAGGATACTTTTATCGATGGTGCTATGACGATTGTGCATCTACGGCGAGAAAGATGGGCAGCGGCATCAGTGCTCGCACCGTTCAGGAGACGGTAGATTACTGCTTGCAGATTAGTCTTTTTGACGAAGGGCGGTTCGCAAAGTGGCATATCCTGACTTCGAGAGGTATCCAGCGCCGGTACTGGTGCGTATTACAGAAAAGGCGCGTAAAAAAAGTATATCGTGAATTTTGGATGCTTGATGATGAAGAATGCACAGGCTTAGTTAAAGTCGGCTTGAAATATGATTTGCATAATACAGATGCGAATGTGCACGATGCAAATGTTCATTCGCAAACAGCAAATAAGGAAAGTAAAGTAAAGTACAGTAAAGAATATAATAACATCGTTGGACCTGTAAAGCATGATGAGTGCAGAAAGAGCAGCAATCCTTCGGAATACCATCCTTCTGTCTTTGAGCGCAAGTGTGTCGATTTTCTCATTCAGTCGATACTGGAGGATTTCCCAAATCAGAAAGTACCTAGGGCAGAGAACGAAATAAACAAATGGGCATTAAATATCGACCGTCTTCACAGAATAGACGGAGTCAGCAATGAAGACATATGGAATACGCTCGTGTGGGCGATGAAAGATCCTTTCTGGCGTACAAATATCAGGAGTACAGGAAAGTTCCGGGAAAAATATCAGACATTGTATTTACAGAGCAGACGTAACAGACAAAGGCCGGGGAACAGATTTAATGATTTTGAGCAGAACTCATATGATTTTGATGAACTTGAAAAGGAATTGACCTCGAATTTATGAGAAAGGCGGAAACATGGAAGAGTTATGGTATCAGAACGTTGCATATGAAGATGCAAAAGACCTCGTCAAAGAAAATCTGTCAAATACAGTTGCCGCATTCATAGCAGCAGGATACTGGCTGAAATGTATCAGGGATGGCAGTGGATATGTAAAGGACGGGTATCAAAGCATATGGGAGTGCGCAGAGACGGAATTCGGTCTGAAGATCAGTGAAGCTTCGAGAGCAATGAGCATGAATGATAAATATTCTGTCGATGGAAACAGTCCTTTTGTCAGTGCTATATACAGACAGTACAATAAAAGTCAGTTACAGGAAATGCTCACCATGTCGGATGAACAGATAGAACAGGTAACGCCTGATATGACAATTAAAGATATCCGGGAAATTAAAAATCATGAGACAGAAAATCCTGAAATGATACAGTCTGGGCTGGAAGAGTGGGTTCGCAGATTTGTGTCGGAAGAATATGCAACGTTGTCGTACGTTTTAGATACGGCAGTAGATAAGAACATCAGCGAGGAAATGCTATGGGAAATTTACGATGACGAATTGACTTCTACGAGGATGCAGGATGCTGTTCTGGTGAATGAAAGAAAGGCGCATTTGACGGATAAAAATACCGGAGAAATCATAGCAGAATATGATTATGGAATTGTCGTGAAAGAGATGAACAGAATTTTTCAGGAATTAAGGGAGGGCAAATGTTGCGACGTCGCAATGGATTCAGTAAATACTGAATGTGGGGAGATATCAGAAGAGGATTTCGTGACGGAGATTGAAGTAGTTCCGGAAACGGAAGAATCTTTGAATATCGAATTCAATACAGATGAACTGCTGCGAGAATTAGATGATGTGATCGACGGGGAATATCAGGAGATTTTAGAAGAAAAGTCTGCTTACGGACTCACGAGGACAGAACAAGATCTGGCAGAGCATAATGTAGGGAATGACATATCGGTCCCATGCGGCAAGAATTGCGAAGAACTGTGCGGACGCCAGTGCTGGGAATCGGCGTCGGATGAAAAAGAGGATACTGGAGAACCTAGTGGACCAGCCCTCAAACGATTTAAGAACAATGAGCAGCGCAAAATGTGGCTCGAAGATGTAGAAACGTGGGGGTTGTGGTACGAGGATAAAAATATTCAGGCAAGATATTATAAATATGATTTTCCGGATGGGTGCAGGCTCATTGCGGTAAAGTACAGATATACCTGTCCACCTTGGTTGAGGGATGATGAGCATTTAAAGGAAGTGGACGGCGAATACAGAGATACATATTATCACATGATATATTCTGAGGAATACAGGAAGAATCAGAAAGATAAATATGGAATCTATGAGAAATATTATACAAACTCTACCATTTCAGTGAACTTTCTTATTGAGTATCTTAAAAAACTGCAAAAGACGGAAAGTACAATGGGTAAAATATATGAATGCAGTAATGAAATATCCGGGCAGCAAATGGAGCATAGCGAAATGGATTATTAGTTTTTTTCCACCGCATCATAGTTATCTTGAGCCATTTTTCGGAAGTGGGGCAGTTCTATTTAATAAAATTCGGAGCAACATAGAAACGGTCAATGACCTTGATGGAAATGTTGTAAATCTGTTCGAGTGGATAAAGAAGGATCCGGAACGACTTGCCCATGAAATTTACTGGACACCATACGCGAGACAGGTATATGAAAATGCTTATACTGCGGTACCAGAGGATAGTTTAGGAAAAGCAGTTAATTTCTACATAAAGCTTAACATGGGACATGGATTCCGTACAACCGGGGAGAAAGTAGGCTGGAAAAATGATGTGCAGGGAAGGGAACGAGCTTATGCCTCTCAAGACTGGGTAAATCTGCCGGAGAAAATCATACAGGCAGCAGAACGGCTCCGGGGTGTGCAGATAGAGAACCGGCCAGCGGTAGAACTGATTCAGAAATTTAATTATCGGAATGTTTTGATATATGCCGACCCGCCGTATGTACTTAGCACAAGACATGGAAAACAGTACAGGTGTGAGATGGATGATAAAGAGCAAAATAAGCTACTTGATGTACTGCTGGAGCACAAAGGACCGGTGCTGTTGTCCGGGTACGATAATAAACTATATAATGACCGGTTGAAAGACTGGTACCGGGAAGAAACGACCTGTTATTCGCAAGTATGTTCTAAGAAAAAAGAAATTCTCTGGATGAATTTTGAGCCGTTCGGACAAATGCGGATAGAGGATTATCTTGAGTGATGTAAATCGGGCTTTAATGGAGGTAGATATGCTTAGTGTATGTGAATTTTGTGGACAGGAAAAAGAAGTTGGAAATTCAACTCCGTTTCATGGGTTTTATTGCATGGATTGCATGAAGATGAATATTGAGTATGATAAGGAGTCTATTGCAAAAATGAAGCCACAAAAAGATAACAGAGGGAACCCTTAAAAAATTGGAGTATGAAAAGGATTTGGCATTAAAACGACTAATCAATTTTTGAAATAGGACTTTGGCGAAGTAAAAGAATAACAGAGAAAGGAGCCGAGCCTCCGGTCGGGGTAACGTGTACACAGGTTCCTTTTGTAAGAAGATGAAAGAAATCTATAAAAGTAAAGTTTATACAGAAAGACCTGACTATGCCGATTTTGATGCGCCGGCAAAGTTCATGGCAATTCAAAGCATTGTTGTAAAACGGTTAAGGGAACATCCGAACGCGATCTGTTCCTACTCCGGTGGGTCGGACAGTGACATAATGATTGATGTCATAGAGCGGGCAAGGGAATTATTTAAGCTTCCCCCGATTAAGTACGTTTTTTTTAATACCGGCTTGGAAATGAAAGCGATTAAAGACCATGTGAAAGACACAGCAGAGAGATACGGGGTTGAGATTGAGGAACGCCGGCCAAAGGTCAGTATCGTTACAGCAGCCAGAACATACGGGATTCCATTTGTATCAAAAATTATGTCTTCTGGATTATCAGAGTGGCAGAAGAAAAACATTCCACTGTCGATTGCAGAGGAATACGAACAGGCAGAAGATAAAGCAGCGAAGCGGAAAGAGTTAAAAGAACGTTATCCAAAGTGCGAAAGTGTAATTAATTTCCTTTGCTGCTGCAATTCTTCGGGAGAGCCGAGACCGGATATCCAGCTCGTAATCAATTCATCAAAGTATATGCGCGACTTTATCGGGGAATACCCACCGGATTTTCAGATTAGTGCAAAGTGTTGCGACTATTGCAAGAAACAGGTCGCGCATGAGGCACAAAAAGACTATGAAATGATAATCACAGGCGAGCGCAGGGCAGAGGGAGGTATGAGGTCGGTACCGCGTAAGGACAATACAGCATTGTGCTTCGGAGAGCAAAGCAACGGTCAGTACCGATTGCGCCCGCTGTATTACGTTACAGATAAGGACAAAGTTTGGTACAAGGATTATTACGGCATCAGGTATTCTGGCGCTTACGAAATCTACGGCCTGACAAGAACCGGGTGCTGCGGATGCCCGATATCACATAAGGCTGTGGAAGACCTGAAAAAAATCAGGCCCTACGAGCCGAACGTAGTAAAAGCAGCATGGAACATATTTGGGAAAAGTTACGAATACCGTGCAAAATACAATATGTATAAGGCTGACAGGCTCAGGGCAGAGCAGGAAGGAAAGAAAAATATAGATGGACAAATGAACCTGTTTGATTTCCCGGAGGTAATGCCATGATAAATGGAGAATTGATTGTAGACAATTTTGCCGGCGGTGGCGGCGCCAGCACCGGCATAGAGATGGCGACCGGATACAGCGTCGATATTGCGATAAACCACGACCCGGAAGCGATACGGATGCACAAGACGAACCATCCGGAAACGAAACATTTCTGTGAATCGGTGTGGGATATAGACCCGGTAAAAGTCTGTAAAGGCAGGCCGGTAGCTCTTGCATGGTTCTCCCCGGACTGCAAACATTTCAGCAAGGCAAAGGGCGGGAAACCGAAAGATAAGAACATTCGCGGTCTTGCGTGGGTGGCACTCCGATGGGCTGGAATGGTCAGACCGAGAGTAATCATGCTGGAAAATGTAGAGGAATTTAAGACATGGGGTCCGCTTAACCGGCGGCATCATCCAATCAGGGGAAAGCGTGGGGAAACGTTTAAAAAGTTTGTTGCCCAGATGGAAGCGCTAGGGTACACAGTCGAATACAGGGAACTTATTGCAGCAGATTACGGAGCACCGACAACGCGCAGAAGGTTCTTCATGGTTGCCAGATGTGACGGAAAGCCTATAAAATGGCCGGAACCTACGCATGGACCGAGAAACAGCGGTCTTGTAGAGAAAGGAATATTAGAGCCTTATGTCGGAGCATATACGCAGATAGACTTTTCCCTTCCGTGTCCGTCTGTCTTCGATACGGCGGAAGAAATAAAAGAAAAGTACGGAATCAGGGCAGTAAGGCCGCTTGCACCGAAAACGATGGAGCGGATAGCGAGAGGATTAAAGAAATTCGTTATTGATAACAAAGAGCCTTTTATCATACAGGTAAATCATAGTTGCAGCAGCTGGGATTACTGCAGGAGCCTGAATGAGCCGTTACCAGTCATTACATCAAAACATGGATTTGGCATTGTAAGTCCTCTGCTCATACAATATCATTCGGCGACAGCAGGCGTCAGAGGGCAGGAGGTAAAAGGACCGCTTATGACAGTAGATGCCTCAAACAGATACGGACTTGTAACATCGTTTCTTAGTAAATTTTATAGATCCGGTACTGGACAGGATATCAGGGAGCCATTGCATACAGTCACGACATCGCCGGGTCATTTCGGGGAAGTGAGGGCATTCCTGATAAAGTATTACGGACAGGATATCAGGGAGCCGTCAGATACGATATCGACGCATGACAGATTCGGGCTTGTAACTGTGAACGGAGAAGAATACAGGATAGCAGACATTGGACTTCGTATGCTGGAACCAAAGGAGTTGTATGGATGCCAGGGATTTCCAGAGGATTACATCATTGACAGGGATATTTCAGGAAAGAGATATTCCAAAAGCGAACAGGTTAAACGGTGCGGTAATGCGGTGTGCCCGCCCATTCCGGCAGCACTGGTAAAGGTAAATTTGCCGGAGCTGTGTGTAGCAGAGAGGACAAAGAATATGATAGTCAGGCAGGAAAAGAGCGGTCAGTTGCGGTTCGCGTAGTGGAGGTTTTTGCATGAAACAGTATTGCAGAATGAAAAAATTGGGGAAAAAAGTTTATGACGGTTCCAATGACATTAAGAAAGAGTACATAGGAACATACATATGCCCTGTTTGTCTTAAAAAAAGTAACCTTATCAAGCAGAAAGGCTATGGATTTCAGAATATTCTTTCCATCTGCTATATGGAGCATACCTGCGAAATTGCGAAAGAACTGCATGAGAAATATAAACCCGGCGACAGAATCCGGCTGTATGAAAGTACATTTGGCAAGGATTCAGTGCTGCGGTTAGATAGCTACACAGAGGGAATTGTCATTAATTCCTATCCGGACATTATTGATTATCGATTCGATTTTAAAGTTGATAAATGTGTTATGGGTGGAGAAGAAATCAAGGCTCCGGCATGGATTATCGGGAGTATACAACACGGAATAGGACATAGCAGCAGAGAAGTGAAGCTGCTCAAAAAAGCAGAAGAAGATTCTTATGAGCAGATGGTATTGGATATTTCGATTTGAATAAAGGAGTGTGAGGGAAATATGGAGAGATTAACGATAAATAAACTGGGAAGTTTGCTTGTAAAATATGGTGAAGGGATATATAGAAGTCCCTGTTATGTATGTGAAAACATATATATTTGCAATGTTGAAAAAGATAATGTTTGCGCATTATACAGGACAATAGAAAGGCTGGCAGAATACGAGGACATCGGACTTCTCCCGGAGCAGATTAAAGAAGTTGACAGGCTATATGCGGAAAAATGCAGAGAATTGGCAGAGCTGCAGAAGAGTTCCTTTTCCGGGATTGAGTTAGTGCAGATATGGGCGGAACTGGAAAAACTTAAAGAGTATCAGAAATTAGAAAATCAAGGAAAACTGTTGAAACTGCCCTGTGCGGTGGGAGATACGGTTTATACAATTTATTCCGATGAAGATGGTTCATTTATTGAAGAATCAAAAGTAGAAGAGGTATCAACACACAGAATATGGATAGACAGTATGTATTTTGACTATGACGATATTGGCAAAAACGTATTCCTCACGCAATCCGGAGCCAAGGAAGCGTTGAAGGATTTTCGGGCAAATTAAATAACCCGAATTTAGGGGCGAATGCGAGGGCAGAAAGGAGAGACTTTAATGAGACAAGGAATTAAGGAAAAAGATATTAGAGATTTTGAAAAATATGCTAAAAAACTTGATGATGTGATTCGCCGGATAAATGAATACAACAAAAACGTGACTGTCTATTTAGCGATGAGCAATTTGTGCCTGTTAAATGGATCGAGTCATAGTGAATTCGGAAGAGCGCTACAAGAAAATGTTGTAACAAGCATTATTATTTCAAAGGCCGGAGGCGGAGATTGGTAAACTTTTACAGTCAAAGGAGCGTGATAAAAATGAGACTGATTGAGGACATATCTATTGACGAAGTTGCTGAGTTCTACGATTGGTTGCAAGGGGAAAGCTGCCCGGAGAATTTGCATTTTGAGCATAAATTGAATTTAACGGGAGAAGAGGCATTTGATGTTATTTATTTTTTGCAAGAACAAATGAGAATCATTCCGCATAATTACGAAAGATGCCGAGAGTGCGGACGCCTTTTTGACACTTATAAAGATGGCATAAACATTTCAGAAGAAACATCGGAGGAAGAAGATCTTACAGAAGAACTTTATGGGTTTTACTGCGACTATTGCAGCAGCCTGATTGATAGTGAATTTGACTTATTGAAGGGGGATGGATAATATGAAAAAATGTTGTTTTAACTGTGCTTATTGCAGCGAACATTATCCGAGCATGAAAGATACCTGCAATCAAGATGAACACATAATAGTTGATGTTGAGCGGGAATATTGTTCAAATTTTATGGAGGTGCAAGATGGGCAATGATTTAATTAGCAGGAGTGCCTTGATGGACAGATTGAAAGGCAATGTACTTATAGATGTTACAACAGAGCTTGAAAAGGCAATTCAAGAACAGCCGACCGCCTATGACGTAGACAAGGTTGTAGAGTTGTTGGAAAAAGAAATGGGGAAACATAACGATACAATGCAAGTATGCTTGGACAACCAAACAGGCGATATATGCATTTATACCTATCTTAATATTGAAGAAACTGCGGCAAATAGTTTTAATAAATCAATCGAAATCGTAAAGGCAGGTGAGGTCAATGTATAAAAATCCAATTCCAAATGTGGATGACAAAGAGATAGCAAAGAGATTTTATGTATCCATACAGTATAAATTTGATGAAGCCATAACTTTGGAGGAGGCGATAGATTCTATTAGGGAATTTATAAAAGAAAATGGAATTTCAGCCGAATCAATACATTTTGCCGAAAAGCCGGGTCTGAGAAAGGCAGGTTGGAATTGATGAGTAGAGTATTACCAATTTTATTCAATAGTGAGATGGTCCGGGCGATACTGGACGGGAGAAAGACGGTTACGAGGCGAGTCGTGAAACCGAAAAGCAGGAATGCGTGTGGATTCTATGTGACGTTTCGGAAATCGGATAACGCTTTCATGGGTGTATATGATTATGACGAAAATGAAAGGCAGTTTGACAATTCACAAACCCCGCCCTGTCAGCCAGGAGATATCCTATACGTCAGGGAAACTTGGAAAATTGTAGATTATTTAGACAAGCTTTCCCTCAAATTTGAATATGAAGCGGACGGAAAAATCAGTGATTTCATTGATTTTACAAATAACAGACTGCAAAAGTTTCTTAAATACATAAATATAAAAGGTTGGTGTCCTGCCTTATTCATGCCAAGGGAAGCCGCCCGTATCTGGTTAAATGTCACGGATGTGAGGGTGGAGCGGTTACAGGATATTACAGAGGAACAGGCATCGCGCGAAGGTGCCATAGATAACAGAGGCTTTATCCATTCTCCAAATAATGAATATGACAATATGCATACTGCAAAGGAGCATTTTATACAAATTTGGAACTCCACCCTCAAGAAATCTGACCTTGACCGCTGCGGATGGGATGCCAACCCATGGGTGTGGGTGATAGAGTTTGAGCGGTGCGGGAAGCCGGATTAAATTGGGAGAAATGCCATTCAATACTGTGAGATAATATAGTTGCAGATAATGCAAAGTGGAGGGATAGAAAATTATGAAATTTAATATACCGTTAGATGCTGCAAAAGAAATAAAAAGATACTGTCAGGAGCAAGATTTTGATGAAAATGAAAACAGAGAACCTTGCAGATATTGTGTTTTTGAGTCAAAAAGCGGTTGCAGATTGCATGATAATATTATGGGGTTTCCTAGCGAATGGAAAACGCCGTAATGAACATAAAATCAACAATCAAAAAACTCTAAACCGCCTTAATACAGCGCGGCTATATTTATAAAATAGGCACATACCAGTTTTACAGCGCAGAACAGAAACGCATGATAACCGGGTATAAGGTCACACAGAGACAGCCATACAAGAAAAAGAACGGGGAAATGTCTGAGAAAGATGCGGAACTGCTGAATACCTGTTCGCAGGTGGAAGTGTTGAAGTGGTTTGGGGAGAAGTGGAGGGAAGTAAATGGTTAATGAAACTATAGAATGGCATGCGATGTCAGAAATTCCCGAAAAATCAGGATATATATTATTGGCAATTCGACATAATAACCTAAATGATGTGGTTATGGGTCATTGGAGTAAATTAAAAGGATTTCAAAGCAATATATATCCAGCGTCAAGCAACACTTTTTATACGCATTGGACATATATGCCGAAACACCCAGAAGGAGAAGATTGGAAAAATTAAAATAAGTCGGGTGCCAGTTGACGTGACGGGCTTCTGTGCGGTGTGACAGAGAAATGGAGTGGCTGGCAAATTAAAAAAGTCACATGAAAATTGCGGAAATATGGACGGTGATTAAATGGACAAACTTACGCCGAAGCAGAAAGCGTTTGCGGATGAAAAATAGATTGGAGCGGTAACATGAGAAAATGTCGTAACTGCCTGTGATATTTCCGCGTGAATACCTGTTGTGACCGTAAAAATTGCCTTGGAAAGAAAACAGAGCGTAGGCGATACAAAGAGGTTATTCCGGAGTGGCAGAAAGTGTAAACATAGGAGGGGTCGTCTTGACTAAAAAATTTTTGGAAAGTTATAGGAGTAAAAAGGCAGAGATCCGGGAATTGCAGAACAGCTTATCATGTACGATGACCAGTTCTTCAATGTTTGGAAACGATACAATAATGGATTATCGTAGCGGTTATCCTGTGCCGCAGGCAGTTGTTGGAGTTGACTGGGATAAAGTTGACAGAACAGAAAGGAGGTACATGAATAAAATAGCGATTCTTGAAAAAGAATGCGAAGAGGTCGAGCGATTTATTGATGAAATTTCAGATAGTCTGACAAGGCGCATATTTCGTATGTATTTTATTGACAATATGACACAAAAAGAAATCAGTAAGATTATCCATGTAGAAAGGAGCAATATCAGTAAAAAAATTGATAAATTTTTAAGTTTAGAACAGGAGACAGCAGATGTATAAGAAGGAAAGACAAGCCTCTCTACATATATTTCTACAAATATTTTTAGATGATAGGTAGAATCTATCATTTTATATAATATATGATCGATAATTGACTGAATATAAAATAGAGTGTATTATATAAAAAAGGAGTGAGTAGAGATGGATGTTAGAGAATATATTAAGCTCTGTTGCGTTAAAAGAGGAAATATTTCAGAAGCAGAACTTGCACGCCGCACAGGGCAGACACCACAGAATATGAATAATAAACATAAAAGGAATGCATTCAAGATATCTGAATTAGAGAAGATCGCAGAAGCGCTGAATGCTGATCTGAAAATATCATTCGTTGATAAAGAGACCGGAGAACCAATTATATGAGTAATATATTTTTTAAATAATATAAAATAATGTTGACAATATATAAAAAATAGTATATAATATATATTATCAGATAGGGAAACCGCTGATAATGATCCGAAAGGGAGAAAGGAGGACAAATGGAAGATATGGGAATGACAGACAATCAGTGGAAAGACAATTTAAGAGGACAGCTTGAGGATTGGGAAGATGTGGAAGAACTCTTAAAGTCAGGAAAAACAGAAGAAGCCTTAAAGAAGATCGAAAGAGTTAAGGCGAGAATAAACAAAGGCTTAGAGGACTAGGCAAGGAACACAGTTCGGGCGGCGAACATAAAAGCCGCCTAAACTGTAAAATAGTATAACAGATAATTATAAATCCAGCTACTATTCTGTTGTAAAGGGAAGTCGAGAAAGAGGACAGTGGAAAATTTCTGCTGTCTTTTTAATTTAGGTATTGACTTTAGAGCGTGCATTTAATATAATTTATGTGTGCTAGAAAGTGAGGTGGTAGAAATTGAGTCCGCGCACAGGCAGACCAAAAGTTGATAACCCTATCAATATAAGAACTAGCGTTCGCCTTGATAAAGAAACAGATGATAAGTTGAATCAATACTGCATAGAGCATGGAATTACAAAAGGCGAAGCTATTAGAAAAGGTGTTCATCTTCTTTTGAAACAACAAAAATAGGAGCGTTGCCCGACTACCAATCAAACAAGCGCTCGCTATCAGTGTGAGGTTTCCCTCTATGAAATATTCTATCATAAAGGGAAATCTCTTTCAAGAACAATTTTGAAGGAGGTTTTATTTTTATGTCTAATATTGGTCAAGCACTTACTTCTATGGAAGTAGCGCAGATGGTCGGAAAAGACCATTCTAAATTATTGAGGGATATTCGCAATTACATTTCTCAATTAGGAGAAGCCAAAATTGGCTTTACCGATTTCTTTTCAGAATCTACATACATCACAGAGCAGAATAAAACAATGCCTTGTTTTTTAGTCACCAAGAAAGGCTGCGAGTTTATCGCCCACAAACTGGCAGGGCAGAAAGGCACAGAGTTTACTGCCCGGTACATCAACCGTTTTCATGAAATGGAGGATGACATCCAGCAGAAAATCACCCGGGACATCCCCGTTGGGGAAGTAGCCCGGCCCTCTACCGTCATGGACAGGATCATGGTGCGGCAGGAATCTAAGCCCCATGATATTGCAAGGGCGTTCGAGATGCTTTGTGGGCAGTTCGGGATTGAGCTTCCATCGAATTTTGTAAATGTGCCAGAGTGGGAACAGCTCACACTTGCGGACGCGGTCGTAGAACAGTGAAAGGAGCCTTTTATTTATGGATACTGGAAAGATATTTGAAGATCTGGTGCACCTATCAGAGATGAACGGTATGAAGATTGTTGTTAGGTCTTTTAAGAGTAGCGCAAAAGGGCTGCTGAATGATGCTACGATAGGGCTGTCAAATAAACTCTCGACGGAAGAAATGACCTATACGCTGGCACATGAACTGGCTCATGCTTTTTTGCACTATGATAAGGGCGATACGATCCATAGTGAACGGCATACAGAGTATGAGGAGCAGGCCGACCGGGGAGCCAGAATGCTGCTGGCGGCATTGGCTGTAAGCGGGAAGGAAGTTGAAAAGGAGGCCATCTGTTTTGAGTAAAGAGAACTTTTGAATGATATCAGAGTCACTGCGAACTTCTTTTTGGACATGAGGAGGACAAGAAAGAGCGGTGGAGAGATAAGGGTAGAGAAGACGGTACAGATACCGGTCTATGCATATGTCGGCTCCGGATTTTATAGCACAGTAGAAGGGTGCACGCTTTCTGGGTTGGATAGGGAGATCGTAAATGCTGCACGAAGGGCATTTTACCGGCTCTCACCGGAAGAGCGCGGGACATTCCTGTCGTCACCAGAGGATGGGGAATTTGTAGACCGCGCGTTATTTTGGAAAAGGCTGCTGGAGCCGGTCATGTCGCCTGAGCAGTGCCATATGGCTGTGGGGAAAATCTTGCACTGGTATATACATATAAAGAAAAAGAGAAAGGCGGGTCAGTAAATATAAAAATTTTATAAACTTTGCAACTTTCACACAAATCACATTTTTCACATTTATAATAATAATCAGGGAATCCAGAAAGGACGACTGCGAGCCAGATCATAGATTGATTATACGAGAAGCACTTGACCGATGTTGCGTCAAGTGCTTCTCGTATGTTTGCAGAGACAGCGGGAAGAACTTGATGCAGATAAAATCACGGGGGGGGTGTTACTTTTGAATACAGTAGAGCCGATTCGGGACATGGATATTGTACTGGACGTGGCCGACTATCTGAAAGCAAGAAATGAGCGTGACTATGTTCTGTTCATGTTCGGAATCTATACAGGACTCCGCATTTCCGATATCTTAAAGTTTCGTGTCCGCGATGTAAAGGACAAGGACGCCGTATATATACGTGAGAAGAAAACGGGCAAGGAAAAAAGATTCCCTGTCAATGCGGAACTGAGACCGATCATAGAAGATTATATAAAAGGAAAGAGAGATTTTGAGTATTTGTTCAGGTCTCCTAATTTTCCGAACAAGGCGATCAGCCGCCAGCAGGCCTACAATATTTTAGCTGATGCCGGGAGAGCATTCGGTATCAGCAGCATAGGCACGCACACACTGCGGAAGACGTTCGGTTATCATATGTATCAACAGACACATGATGCCGTGACGATAAAAGAAATACTGAATCATTCTGATATATCCGTGACGCTGAGATATATTGGCATCAATCAGGACAATAAAGATAAGGCGATCAAGGGGCTTTCGTTCAAAAAGAAGAGCCGCAGATGAGCCTTTTTATTATGCATTATGATCAGACAAAGAATAGGAAACGATTTTTCTTTATACCTTGCATTTGACACATCGAGCCTACGACAAATGATATAAATGATTTTTGACTGCACTTTAATGAAAGAGAACGGTATGAGGAATATTTGACAGAATAACAAGATATGTCAAAAGAAGTGGGACGGTGACGGTGATTGATGATCGTTGAAAAAAGCCCCGGAACAAATAGGTTCTTTCCCGAACACATTTTCGGTTGCGGGTCCGTGAAGCGCGATCCTTGGGCAGATATGAGAAAAAAATGATGGAGGTTGCCGTTTCCGTTCTTGGGCAGGACAGGGGGGTGATGAAATGGAGAGGACAGATGCAGATTCTGTAAAAGTAACAAATATCGACAGTACGACCGTTTCGGCGGGCGTTCTTGGCGAGCTTTTCGGAGTGACGGACAGACGGATCCGGCAGATGGCGGAGGAGGGAATTGTCATCAGGGCGGCAAAAGGACGTTATAAGCTGGTGGATTCTATCAAGAATTATCTCCTCACACTGAAACTGGCCGCAGAGGGCGTCGGCGTTGAACTGGCCGATGGCGAGATTGATTTTGACGAAGAAAAAGCGCTGCATGAAAGAGTAAAGCGGCATATATCAGAACTGAAGCTGCAGATCATGAAGGGAGAGCTTCATAAGGCAGGAGATGTAGAAATAGTCATGATGGATATGTTGGTAGCTTTCAAAACCAGAGTAATGAACATTCCTTCCAAAGCGGCTCCGGTTCTGGAAAACCGAGATGCTGCTTTTATCAAAGAACGCCTGACAAAAGAGGTCATTGAAGCGTTGAACGAATTGAAAGACTATAATCCAAAGGCGTTTTATAGTGATGAATATGTGGAGGAAAGCGAAGACGGATATGGAGAAGGTACAGGATTGGCTGAGACAGAAAGTAAAAATTGAACAATCGCCGATCGCAGAACCTGACATGGTTATCCTAAAGACACAATACAAAGATTGCCGCATCGAATACAAGACGTTGAAGCTGTTCCGGGATCTTGCGAAAGCAGTAAGCCCGCCGCCTGTCCTGACTGTCAGCCAGTGGGCGGACCGTTACCGGAGACTGTCAGCGGAAAGTGCGGCGGAGCCGGGACAGTGGAACACGGACAGGGCGCCCTATCAGCGGGAGATCATGGATGCTGTAAATGACCCGCTGGTCGAAGATATCGTCATCATGAGTTCTGCACAGGTGGGAAAAACAGAATTGATTTTAAATATCATCGGCTATTACATTGATTACGACCCGGCGCCTATGCTGGTAGTACAGCCGACGATCAAACCGATGGCAGAGGATTTTTCAAAAGACCGGCTGGCGGCGATGATTCGAGATACACCAGCGCTGGCCGGAAAAGTGCACGATGTAAAATCAAGGACTTCCGGGAACACGATTCTGCATAAGACGTTCCCGGGCGGTCATGTGACGATCGCCGGCGCAAATTCCGCATCAAGTCTTGCCTCTCGGCCTGTACGAATCGTCCTCATGGATGAAATAGACCGTTATCCGGCCAGTGCCGGAACGGAGGGTAATCCAGTCAAATTGGCGGAGAAAAGAACGACGGCCTTCTGGAACAGAAAGAAGATCAAAGTCTCTACGCCTACGATAAAGGGATTCAGTCAGGTCGAAAAGGAATTTCAGTCCGGCACGATGGAAGAATGGTGCGTTCCGTGTCCGTGCTGTGGGAAATATCAGCCTTATGAATGGGACAGGGTTCATTTTTCCGATGTGACGATGGAATGTAAGTTCTGCGGCGAGCATATTTCGGAAGTGGACTGGAAACAGGGAGAAGGAAAGTGGATCGCAGAACGCCCGGAGATACACAGGAAACGGTCGTTTCATCTGAATGAACTCGCATCTCCCTGGACGCACTGGCCAGATATCATCAGAGAGTGGAAAGAGGCCAATATGGAAGCGAAAGAAAATGGTGATATAAACAGATTGAAGACCTTCATCAATACTACGCTGGGGGAGACATGGGAGGAACGCGGAAAAGGTGCGGACGATGATTCTCTTTTGACGCGCCGGGAATGGTACAATGCAGAGATCCCGGACGGTGTCCTTCTTTTGACGGCAGCTGTCGATGTTCAAGATGACCGTTTTGAGATCGAAGTCGTCGGATGGGGGCGCGGATATGAATCGTGGGGGATTCAGTATGAAAAATCATACGGAGATCTGGACAGGGAAGAGACATGGGACAGGCTGGAAGAATGGCTCGACCGGGAATTTCATTTCGCGTCAGGCTCTTCGCTATTGATCGCCCGCACCTGTATAGATACAGGCGGACATAAGACGACAGAATGCTACAAGTTCCTGAAGCGCATGGAGAAGAAGGGAAAGCGCATCAGCGGAATCAAGGGATTCGGAAGGGAAAATCAGGGCATTCCGCTCATTCATAAACTGTCAACGAACAACGAATACAATGTAAAAGTGTTCATCCTTGGCGTGGACAGCGGGAAAGAGATCGTTGTCTCAAGACTTTCCACGACTGAGGAGGGGCCGGGATACTGCCATTTTCCGTCTAATGCGGACAGGGGATATGATGAACTCGTCATAAAAGGTCTGAACAGCGAACAGCGGGTAACAGAAATCAAGGATGGCCGGGCAGCCGTAAAATGGAAAAAGAAGAGCGGCATCAGGAATGAACCGCTCGACCTTCGTGTCTACAATACAGCAGCAGTCGAGATCCTGCGGCCGGATTTCGACATTCTGGAAAAGAAAATACAGGCCGGCATAAATTACATGAAAAAGGCATCGGGAAAGTCAGGGAAAAAGAAACGGACTGGAATGGTGAGCCGTGGAGTCGAATTATAGAGGGGAGATCATATTGTCAAGATCACAGAAGGAACATCTGGAACGGTACAGAGAGCGTCTTGCAATGTATTATGAAGCCGAAGAGGCCGTGCTGCTGAATCAGGAGTACAGAATCGGAACAAGGAGCCTGAAAAGGGCCGATCTGTCCGTGATACGAGCGGCGATCAAAGACTTAGAAGGGCAGATCGAATCGCTGGAATCCAGCGGAGGGAAAAATAAGGCCTTTCGCTTTCTTCCGCGCGATATATAGATATTTAGGATGGGTGGAATATGAATATTTTTGATAGGGCAATAGAAAAGATAAGTCCACAGACAGCATTGAAGAGGGAATCAGCACGCTGGAAATTGCAGACGATACGGAATTTCCGAAATTCCGGGTATGATGAGTCTGGAGCTTCACAGAGCAAAAATTCAGTGCGGGGATGGCGGGCATCGAGCAGATCGCCGCAGGAAGACATTGATAAGAACATACCGGTACTGCGGCAGAGGTCGCGCAGCCTGTTCATGTCAGCGCCGCTGGCGGTATCGGCGATCAAGACGAACCGGACAAATATCGTCGGCGAAGGGCTGCGCCTGAAAAGTACGATCGATGCAGATTTTCTCGATATGTCGCTGGATGAGGCCGCCGCATGGCAGCGGGCAGCAGAGCGAGAGTTCGAGCTATGGGCAAGATCGAAATTCTGTGATTCCACGCGGGCAAATAATTTTTATGAGATCCAGCAGGTCGCGTGTATGTCATGGCTGATGAACGGCGATGCCTGTGTGCTCCTGGAATATGAGCCCTCATCCAGAATGTTTCCATGCGGATTGCGATTGCATCTGATAGAATCTGACCGCGTTTCAACGCCGCAGAGCACGGGGAACAATGTTTATCTGTATGCGACCGACCCGGACACAAATAACCGGATCTTCAACGGTGTAGAAGTGGACAGTAATAACCGGATCGTTGCTTACCACATATGCTCTGCCTATCCGAACAGTAGCCTTTATGTGCAGAAAGAATGGAAAAGGGTAAAGGCATTCGGGGATAAGACCGGAACGCCAAATGTCCTGATGATATATGAGACGGAGCGGGCGGAACAATACAGGGGAGTCCCATATCTAGCGCCGGTCATCGAGTCATTAAAGCAGTTGACGAGATACAGTGAAGCGGAAATGATGGCTGCTGTTATCAACGGTTTTTTTACCGTATTCATAACATCCGAAAAGAGCACCTCTGAAACAGGATTCACAGGTGTCGTGGATGAAGATGACCGGGTCACGGATGATGATGTAAATTACGAGATAGGATCCGGTATGGTCAATATGCTGGCGCCCGGTGAGAAAATAGAGATCGCAGATGCAAAGCGGCCATCCAGCAATTTTGACGCATTTACGACATCGCTCGCAAAGTACGTTGGAGCTGCACTGGAAATACCGGTGGAGCTTCTCGTAAAAAATTTTTCGTCGAGCAGCTATTCCGCTTCACGTGCAGCTTTGCTGGAGGCATGGAAGGCGTTCCGGATGAAGAGGTCGTGGCTGGCGGCCGATTTCTGTCAGCCGGTATATGAGATCTTTCTGACAGAGGCAATTGCGAACGGCCGGCTGAAAGCTCCCGGTTTTTTCCTCGATCCGCTGATCCGCGCGGCATACTGCAAGGCGCAATGGAACGGACCGGCGCAGGGCATGATAGACCCGGTCAAAGAAGTGAACGCAGCGGAAAAGAGAATCAATATAGGCGTTTCCACGAGACAGCGCGAGACGATAGAAATGACCGGCGGAGATTTTGACAGTAACGTGGCACAGCTGGAGCGTGAAGCACAGCTCATGAAAGAGGCGGGAATCCTCTCGTCAGGGGCAAGAAAGCGGGAGGAGAGCAGGAAACAGAAAGGAAGCGGGGATAATCGATGAAGAGAAAAATAAAGGCAGAAAATCGACCGGCAGCAGTGAATCAGGGATCCGGAACGAGCAAATTCTGGAATTTTATAGATAATGGCGATACGGCGGAATTACAGCTTTTCGGGACGATACAGTCCGAAGAGGATTGGTGGAGCGATGATTGTGTCACTTACAGGAACTTCATCAACGAACTGAATGCGCTTGGAGATAAGAAGTCAATCAACGTAGTGATTCATTCAATCGGCGGGGATGTCTTTGCGGCGAACGCGATATACAGTGCGCTTATGATGAACAAGGCAGCAATCACGGGGACCATTATCGGCATCTGCGCGAGTGCGGCAACGATCGTGCTGATGGCCTGTGAAAGCCGGAGAATCGCGAAGAATGCTATTCTGATGGTACATAATCCGTCAATATCTTTGTGGGGATCCTATCAGGCAGAGGAACTGTTGAAGCTGGCAGAAGTTACGGATCAGGTCAAAAAAAGTATCGTGACGGCATACATGGAGCGGCTGGACAGAACAGAAGAAGAAATAGAACAGATGATGGATGAGGAGAGCTGGTACGTTGGTCAGGAAGCTGTTGACGCCGGTTTCTGTGACGGCCTGATTGAAGCGGATATTCAGAATAACGCTTTTTCAGATAACTTTATAGTGAACGGGGTCACATACAGTTTCAAGAATTATATCAAAGAGTTTGTTCCGGACAATGTGAGGGAAAAAGTTCAGGATCTTTCTGGAACATTGCAGAAAGATGCCGGGACTTTTTTTAATATATCAAAACAAAGACAGGAGGGAAATGTGAAAATGGATGAAGGGGACAAGACGACGCCGGTCATTTCTGACATTGAGGGACTGAGAGCGGCCTATCCGCAGTTATGTGCACAGATTGCCGCTGATGCCGTTTCAGAAGAACGGGAAAGGCTGAAAGCGATTGATGAGATCGCGAATGGAATACCGGAAGATGTGCTGATGAAAGCGCGATATGATGAGCCGGTCTCTGCTGCAGATCTGGCATTAGCGCAGATGAGGGCCAACAGTGCGACCGGGAAGCAGTTCCTGAACAATATGATCGAGGAACTGCAGAATTCCGGTGCGGCAGCAGTCGGTTCGGAACCTAACGCAGGTTATGATGCGGAAGGTCAGAAAAAGGCAGAGAGTGCGCAGAAAGTCGCAGGATTCGCCGCAAAACTGAAAAATGATAAGAGGAGGGAGAAGAACGGATGAAGATGTTTGAACAGATCGGAGAATTCAAGCCGGATTCTTTGATTGCCGGAAACGAATTCCCGATGCTGAAAGAAGGGATCGGACTGAAAGCAGGGCAGGGCGTGCTGAAGCGCGGTTCCCTGATCGTAAAGTCTGAAAATGCCGGCTATATTGCCGGGTCAACGGGCATAGAAGGAAAGGTCTTCGGGATCCTGACGGATGATTGCGATACCGGAACGGACGGTTCCGCCGACAATATTCCTGTCACTGTATACCTGACAGGGGAATTCAACCGGGCCGCGGTGCACGTTTCCGGGGAAGGTAAAACGGTAGAGGATTATGAGGACGATATGAAGAGCGCGGGGATCTACCTCCGCAGCGTACAGAAATATGAATAAGGGGGCATGGAGAAATGGCAGAATATACGACACTGGAAATGATGGAGGCAATCGACCAGACGCCGCCCGTCAGGTCTTTTTTGCAGAGGACTTTTTTTCCGGGCAACCAGACGCACATCGCAGAGAGAGTCGAATTTGATGTGCGCAAGGGAAAACGCATCATGGCGCCCTTCGTGAGCCCGCGCAAGGGCGGCAAGGTAATCACGCGCCAGGGATGGAAAACGAATCAGTTCACTACGCCGAAGATTGCGCCGGAGAGAGCGCTGACAGTTGACGATATCTCCGAACGTGCGATCGGTGAAAATATCTATTCAAAGAGGACGCCGGACGAAAGGGAAGATGAGCTTCTTGCGAAAGATTTCACGGACCTTGAAGAGTCTATTGACAGAAGAAAAGAATGGATGTGCCGTCAGATCCTTTTCGACGGCAAGCTGGACGTACAGGACGAGGAAGAGGGGGTAGATGTACAGATCGATTTCGGCTTCACGAACATTGTCGTGCTGGGAGCCGATGAACAGTGGAATCTTGATACGGTAGACCCGCTTCCGCTCTTCCGCAGACTGCGCAAGAAGATCATCAAGGAGACTGGCAGGGCGCCGGATATGGCAATCTTTTCATCCGATGTCATTGAAGATTTTATCAGGAACGCATCTGTCATGAAGGCCATGAACGTTCTGAACATGAAGAATGTTGTAATCGAGCCGCGCGTCGTAGATCCTGCCCTGACATTCTATGGCAGGATCGCAGGGCTGGATCTTGACATTTACACCTATGACGAATGGTTTCTGAACGATAAGGGGGAGGATGAATCCATCATCCCGCCCGGCACTGTTCTGCTCGGACATTCCAGCGGAGAAGGACAGATCGAATATGGGCTCGTCACACAGATGGAAGATAAGAAGTTCCATTCTTACGAAGGGAAACTGGTCCCGAAAGTATGGGCCGATGAGAACAGTGAGGTCAAGAAGGTAAGGCTGACCTCGCGGCCGCTTCCGAGACCGTTCGACGTGGAATCATGGGCGGTCATTTATGTGAAGAGAGGAGAGAGCGCATGAGGTATAGGACAAAAGTCATGGTCGTGACGGGTGGAAGAGAATACAGTCCCGGTGATGTCCTTCCGGTGGACATTTCGGCTGTGGATCTGACATTCCTTAGAGAAAAAGGCTTTGTTGAGCCGGTGGATATGACGCCGGACGGGGCAAGGCCCAGCGCTGGATGCGGTCAGATGGATGAAGAAGACACTTTTACCGGATTTGATGAAAGGGAACCGGGCGCGATCAAAAGCCCGGAGGAAATTCGGAAGATCCGCTCTAAAAAGGAGATCTGTAGTTATGCGCTGTCCATCGGCCTTGATCTTGGCGAGGGCGCAGATGAAAAAGGCCTGAAAGAATTACATGAAGAAGTGATCAACTTTCAGGAAGAAGAGCTGGCGGAGGACGATATAGAAGGTGACTGATATTTTATGCGGACATTCAAGGAACAAATGGGGCTGGACATTCGTTCTGTATTCATGAATTTTGACGAATTTGGAGAGATTCATGAGCTGAACGGCAGAAAGAAGCTCGTGATTATCGATGAGAATGAGCTGACGGAAAGGGGAAAGCGGATACAGGGCCGTGGAGAGGCAAAAGGGGAGGGGCTGCATAAAAAGCAGCTTCTTTTCTATATTGCCGCGGAAAAGTTCGGCCAGCTCCCGTCTCCGGGGAATCTGCTCAATTTTGACGGGAAAGAGTATATCATTACGGATGCGAACGATGAAGAGGGCATCTATTCTATCAGTCTGGAGGCGAAAAGATCATGATGATAACAGTAGAGCCGTCACCGGCGCTGTATCTGGCACTGCAAAAGCGGCTGGATGAGATGGGAAAAGGCGAGTACGCAAAAGAAGTCATGCGGAAAGCGATAAGGGAAACTGCAAAGTCGATACAGGAGCGGCTCCATACAGAGACGAGGGCGATGTATACGATAAAGCGGAGCGCATTTAAGAAGTCTGACATCAAAGTGAAGAATCCAACGAGGAATCAGCTCCGTGCGTTCTTGGAAGTGGAAGGGGAGCCGCTCGCCCTGAAAGGCTCATACAGCAGCAGAAAGAATGCGAAAAGAAAAGGCGCGAGCGCAATGGTCATGGCGGGCGGGAAAATGAAGGAGCTGAAAGTAGAGTCGGGCGGACGTACCTATAAGGCCTTTATGGCTACGATGACAAATGTATCAAAAGAAGGAAAAGTATCAGAGCACGTAGGTATTTTTCAGAGGGTTCCGGGAAAGCACATGAAAAAGGACCCAAGACGGGAGGCAATCAAGCAGATCTATGCCCCGGCAAGGTCTAAGGCGGCGGAAAGGACGTATCGGGAGAGGATCGATTCTGATGCGAAGGGAGAATTATCTTACCGCCTGCATAAGCATATCAATGCAGTAATTTGTGGAGGGCAATAACGTGACAGCATATGAACTGCAGAAAGATCTGGCAGAAGAAGTCGAGGAGATTCTTCATTGTATGCTCTTAAAAGATGCCAGAGGGAATGGGGCACATTTAAGGGCATTCTTGCAGAGCCTCCCGAAAAGGATGCAGGGCGTCTGGGAAGAGGGAACTGGAGAAGAGACGGAGGAAATAGCGGGAGAAGACATCGAGGATGATAATGTCATGACGGATGAAAGTGCGGTGATGGAAGAAATATCTGGGGAGAATGACCCGTATCCGTACTGCATTGTAAAGATTGATTCCGGTGAATTACAGCCGGCCCAGAATACGCATGAGATACAGACGACCCTGATATTTGGCATTTATGATGACGATAAGGAATGCCAGGGGCATCAGGTAATCATGAATATGATACATAAAATCTCGGAACGTTTTGGGAAAAATCCTTATTTGATGAACAAATATCGAATGAATCATGAGGTCGGTATCACATGGATACTAGCTGATGAAGACAGATACCCTTACTATTTCGGTGCAATGGAAATGACATGGGAAACATTTTTTGTGAGATTGGAGGATGACAAGTATGCCTGAAAAGCGAAAGGTACAGTCGCAGGAGGTAAAAAAGGAAACGCTGGTCTATCTTGGACCGGAAATTCCGGGAGTGGCGGCAGTCGGCACCGTATTTAAGAACGGGCTGACAAAGAAACTGGAAGAGATGACAAGGGAACTTCCGGCGGTAAAAATGTTGTTAGTACCGGTAAGGAATGTCGTGAGGACGAAAAAAGAACTGGAAAAAGAATCGTCTGTGGTGAAGACTTGCTATCAGAGAGTAGCAGAATATGCGGCACAGAAGCAGAAGGGGGTATGAGGATGGAAAAATATCATCACGGAGTCCGGGTCGAAGAAGAAGGAAGTTATGTCGCGGCGCCGGAAACAGGAACGGCGGGGCTGCAGGTAGTATTCGGGACAGCACCAGTGAATCTGGTGAACGAGCCGGAAGCGGCCGTTAATACGCCAATCGTATGCCGGACGATGAAAGAGGCACAGGAAAAACTGGGCTACAGCAATGATTATAAGAAATATACGCTGTGTCAGTCGATGTATGCAAGTTTTCAGGCATTTTCCATTGCGCCGGTCGTATTTGTCAATGTGCTCGACCCAACAAAGCATAAAAAAGAAAATGCAGAAAAGGAATGCGCGGTCATGAATGGGCAGACAGTTCTGGAAGAAGAAGGAATCCTGAAAAAGAGCGTAACTGTAAAATGCGGGGATGAGACATTGGCGCCGGATACGGATTATCTGCTCTCTTTTAATGACGATGGAGGACTTGTCGTCACAATGATATCTGAAAAAGCGGCTGGTGCGGCAAAGGTGGTCGTTTCATCAGTGAGAATCGCACCTGAGATGGTGACGGCGGAGGATATCATCGGCGGATATGATGCGGATACCGGAAAAGAGTATGGACTTGAAGTAATACGTCAGGTATATCCTAGGACACGAATGACCGCGGCGCTGCTCCTTGCGCCGGGATGGAGCCATGAGCCGGAAGTCGCGGCCGTCATGATCGCGAAGAGCGGGGCGATCAACGGAGCGTTCATGGCGGAGTGCCTGCTGGATATCGATACGGAAGATGCAAGGAAATATACGGACGTGGAAGACTGGAAACAGGAGAACGGATATTCCGATGCGCACGCGATCGCCCTGTGGCCAAAGATATCCATGGGCGGCAGACAGGTATTTCTTTCGGCGGCATATGGCGCGATGGTCGCCTATATGGATGCACAGAATGGCGATGTCCCAAACATCTCACCTTCCAATATTCTTGTAAATGCTGAGGCAGCAGTGCTGGAAGATGGAACGGAAGTCTTTCTGGACAGACGGCAGGCAAATGTGCTGAACGGCGCCGGAGTCGTAACGATGCTCTGTGAGGACGGCTGGCGTGCCTGGGGGAACAATACTTCCGCGTTCCCGGACACGAAGGAACTGAAGGACAGATGGATCAACTGCAGAAGGATCTTCTCGTGGCTCGCGAACAGTCTCATCACGACATACAATGCAAAGGTCGATAATCCGGCGAACTATCGCCTGATCGAAAGCATATGCGATTCGGAAAATATAAGGCTGAACAGTTATGTGGCGGCGGGAAAGCTCGCAGGCGGAAATATTGAGTATGACGAGGAAGAGAACAGCATCGAAAATATGCTGAACGGACAGGTAGTCTTTCATATCAATGTTGCGGCATTTACGCCAGCCGAGGATATTCTTTTCATACTGAAATTCGATCCGGAAATGCTGAAAGACAGCTTGACGGGGACAGGAGGTGCGGCATAATGAAAGTGAATAATCTGATCTTTCCGGAAGTAATTAATAACTTTAATGTTTATAATGCCGGAAATAAGCTCATGGGCATTTCTGGCGAGATCAATCTTGCAGAGCTGAACGCCAAAACGGCGACGGTGAGCGGCGCGGGCATACTCGGCGAGTACAATACTGCAGTGATAGGTATGTTCCAGAACATCAATCAGGAAGTCCCGTTCCGTATGATCAATCAGGAATTCTTCGATCTGATGGATGCGAGCAAACAGGCAGAGATCGTCCTGCGCTCTTCCGTGCAGAACGTGAACAAGTCCTCTGGCGGCGCTCTGAGCACACAGGGTATGAGGATCGTATTGCGCGGGAGGCCGACAGCGTTCAAACCGGGGCAGTTGAAGCAGGCGGACCTGATGAATGCTTCTGTCACGCTGGAATGTACCTATGTCCTGATTGAGATGGGCGGCGAGAAGAAACTGGAACTGGACAAGCTGAACGAAGTCTACATCGTCAATGGCAAAGACCTGCTCGAGGATATCAGGAAACAATGCTGATATTCAAAGTCCAATAAAACGGACAGAAAGGGAAAATTATGGAAACAGATAAGAATACAGAAAAAATGGATGAACTGGATACAGCGATGAAAGAAGAGGGAAAGAATCTGTACGTCATACATCTGAAAAATCCGGTCGAGTTCGAGGGGAAGAAGTATGACCGTATCGACCTCTCAGGGCTCGAGGATCTCCGGACGGCGGATATGATCGCGATCAACAGGAGACTTGCAAGGATGGGCAATAGCGAAGCGATTCAGGAGAACTCGCTGGAATATGCGATCAACATAGCAGCAGAGGCATCCTCCCTCCCGCTCGAGTTCTTTGAGCAGTTAAAGTGCAGCGTCGCGCTGAAAGTAAAGATGTGCGTGACACTTTTTTTATTCAGGCAGGAATAAGGATGACAGATATTCCTGAACTGCGCAGGCTGTGCATAAGATTGTCTCTTTTCATGCGGACAGGTCTGGACTTTTTCATGAACCTGTCCGTTCTTGAACTGATTGAGATAGCGAGCGAGGTGAATCAGATTGCAGGACAGCACATATAAGCTAGCGATAAAGATAGCAGGAGAGATAGAAAAATCTTTTTATGATGCGGCGAGAACGACAAAGAAGGAGATGTCCGAAGTCGCAAAGAAAGCGGCTTTCATTCAGAAGGGACTGAAAGATTCCGAACCGTTCTTCACAGGACTGGAAGATGTTGCCGTAACGACGTTCAAGGCGATAGCGGGCGCGGCGGCGGTGGCCAGTGCAGGCATAGTGACGGGCATCGGCGCGTCGATATCCGTCGGTTCCGAATTTGAGTCCGCCTTTGCCGGTGTAAAAAAGACTGTATCCGCGACCGATGCAGAGCTGGCACAGATGCGGGACGATCTGCGCCAGCTCGCGAAAGAAATGCCGATGACGGCCTCGGAATTATCGGAAATTACAGAAGCCGCAGGGCAGCTCGGCATCCATAACGAAAATCTTATTGAGTTCACAAAGACGATGGCGGATATGTCGGTGGCGACGAATCTGACAAGTGATGAGGCGGCGACGCAGTTCGCCCAGTTCGCGAACATAACCGGAATGGCACAGGATCATTTCGATGAACTTGGAAGCTCTGTCGTTGCGCTCGGCAACACGATGGCGACGAACGAAGCCGATATCGTCAGCATGGGAATGCGGATAGCGGCGGCGGGCGACCAGATAGGGCTTAGCGAAGCGGAGATCATGGCCTATGCGGCGTCACTGTCTTCTGTCGGTATCGAGGCAGAGGCCGGGGGCACTGCATTTTCAAAACTGCTCGTCAATCTGCAGATGGCAGCGGAAACAGGGCAGAATCTAAAGAATTATGCAAAAGTGGCGGGGATGACCGGGGCAGAGTTCCAAAAAGCATTTCAGGAGGATGCGAGCGGCGCGATTAACGCATTTCTGACCGGCCTGAACGACACGGAGAGGAACGGAAAGAGCGCGATCGCGGTACTGACAGAAATGGGAATAACAGAAGCCCGTCTGCGCGATACGCTGATACGTTCAGCGGGCGCGAGCGATATGCTCGAAAGCGCACTGGAGACGTCAGATGAGGCGTGGCGGGAGAACGTCTCTCTGGCAAATGAAGCGGCGCAGCGGTATGCTACATTTGAGAATCAGTGCGGCATTCTCTGGAACAAGATAACGGATGTCGGGATCAGTATTTATGATGACCTGCGGCCGGGACTGACGGAATCAATCACGCTTGCGAATCAGTTCGTGGACGGCTTGGCCGGACAGGAGGACGTTATCAGCGATATGATAGATTCTGCGGTAAAAGGGATGCCGACGATGGCGCGGGAAATGAGAGAGGCGGGGCAGGCATTCCGGGAGTTCTCGGAGCCGTTCCTGAACGTGGGCGGATGGCTCGTGGACAATCCGGGGGTGATCACAGGTGCGCTGGCGGGGATCGGTACATCTTTAGCGACTTATAAAGTCGCGACGGGGATCGCTTCCCTTGCAACATCGCTCAGTAATCTCGGCTCGGTCGGCATTGGCATTCTTGGCCTGGGCGGTGTGGCGGCAGTCATAACGGGCATCGGTACGGCGGTAAAGAAAAGCGCTGCGGAAGCAAAACGGGCAAATCTGGACGCGCATTTCGGTGATATCGCACTGTCAATGAAGGATATTCAGGAAGCCGCATCTTATATCGTCGGGAGCGAAAGCCTTGAACAGATGAGGGAATCGATGGAAGCGATGGCGGCGCTGGACGGCATATCGAATGAAATCAGGGACGTGACGAACGAGATCAACAAAGCAAACTGGAAGGTATCTATCGGCATGGAGCTTACCGAAGGAGAAGCGGAGGATTATAGGAGCCAGGTACAGACGTACTATGAGTCTGTACAGGAGTATGTGGCACAGCAGCAGTATTCGATTACGCTTTCCGTGAATACGCTTCTCGGTGATGATATTGAAAACAGCAATCTTGTTACCCTGATGAATGAATTTTATGCCGGAAAGCAAGGCGAACTCGCAGCGCTGGGAACAGATCTGAACAATGCGATAACGGATGCGTTTAGCGACGGACTCCTTGAACCTGACGAAGTAGAGATTATAGAGAATCTGAGAAGACAGATAGCAGAGATAAGGGCCGCTCTGACCGATGGGGGACTTGAGGCCGAACTGGATCTGCTTGATTTGAAGTATGGCAGCAATCTGGACGCCGATTCGACGATGAACCTGTTTGCGGAGGCAACTCGCATAACGGAAGAACAGAATGCCGGATATGCGGAGCAATATACGGAGGCTAATCGGGCAGCACGTGTCCTTCATGCAAACGGCGGAATGACCGAGGAAGAATATGAGGCGGAGCAGAAGAACCTGAAAATGGGACTTCTGGAAAGTCAGGGAAGCAATCAGAAGCAACTGGCGGAATTTGAGATTGCCCGGATCAGAGAGGCGTATGATGGAGACTGGGGCGACCTGATTGCAGAAGTATATGGGAGCACAGGGGATATACTGGGCGACAGGTTGAATGATGTGGCATATATGGGTGCTCCAAATGTGAATCTTGAATTTATGTCGGAAGATGTTATTGCCAGTATGAATGTTGATAAGGCCACACGGGATGCAATGGCCGATTTATATGAGCAGGCGCGGCCAGTGCTTGAAATGATGCAGAATCTTGAACAGCAGTATAAAGAGGAGTACGTAGAGGTTCCGGAATGGATTGAGGTATATACAAAAGAGATAGGTGCAGTAGGCGCGATGGCCGGTGACACAGAGGCAGTATGGGAAGTGATTGGCGCAACTGCACAATCAGAATCATACCAGAGCGCGATTCAGGCAATCGCGGAGGCTGGAGGTTATCTTCCGGAAGAAATCGCGAAAGCGATTGCTGATAATCAGTATCAGATAGACGGCGCGATTGCGGAGTCGTGGCAGGTCACGCAGGACTTATATGAGCAGACATTCGGTCAGGGGCTTCATGTGGCAATGTCCGTCGGGGGCATCGGGAGCGGTCTTGGGAGCAGTTTCGGTTCCGTGGCACAGGCCGCGAGAGCGATACCGGGGCACGCGGAGGGCGGTATCTTTAATGCGCCGCATCTTGCATGGTTCTCCGAAAAAGGGCCAGAAGCGGCAATCCCGATCGACGGTTCAAGGAATGCAATCGATCTGTGGACGAGAACCGGCGAGCTTCTCGGCATGGAGAGTCTGGCCGACCGAACGCAGTCGATCATGAATTATTCGGATAATTCCGGTATTCAGGTGGCTTATAATCCGACACTACAGTTCTATGGGAATGCGCCGTCGAGACAGGACATAGAGGACGCGCTGGAAACGGACTATGAGAAGTTCGTGGAGTTTATGAGCCGGTACGCAAAGGAAAATAAGAGATTCAGTTTTATGTAGTTTTATGGAGGCTTTCGGTATAAAAAGTTGATAGAGGCACCTGATTGTCAAGATGGCAGTCGGGTGTTTTTCGTTATGCAGTAAATATTAAGACTATGAAAAGTTTGATTTTAATAAAATTGCAACTGCCTGTCATATGACAGTAGCACAAGAAATGTGGAATGATTATGCATGAATTAGCAGTACAGCAGATAATTCAGAAGTACGAAAGTGTATTTATTAAGGAATTTGGGGCGGTCACATTTGAAATGCAAGTGCTGGAACATGAAAATGAAAAAAATGACAAAAATTCACTTTTGTGATAGAATGTGAGTATCTATTACGAAGGAGAAAAAGATATGAATAAAAAACGAAATAGCAAATTTGCAATATGGTTCATTTTTACCTTTCTTTTTGGAACGCTTCCAATTATACTTCAGGTATTTGCAAGTGCTATTATTGGATATCAGATTTCGGTGATTTCATTGATGAAAGAATTATTTTTTCTAACAATTATATTATGTACAGACACATTAAAAACAATTTATGAATTAAAAGATAAAAAAGTATATTTTAACAAGGCATTTGTACATGGAGTATCGATTTTTATATTAGTGATAGCATCTGTTCTTTATGGGATTATGCTTGTATCCGAAGAAGTGAAGATAACTAAAATGATTTATGTGATTCCATTATATCTTTGTGTGTTTAGCCTGATAATGGGAATGATAGTACAACTACTTTCAAGCCGAGAGGACGAGGATTAATTTTTGACAATCTTTTCGAAAAAACCTTGAAATCAAAAGTTTTCTTATAGATAATATTATAAATAAAGAAGAGTGCAGACCATTCTTATCGGCGTCGGAAGATGGGGAATATGTAGAACTCACGCTATTTTGGAAAAGGTTGTCGGGTCGGTCATGTCGCCTGAGCAGTGTCATAGAGCTGTGGGAAAAATTTTGCATTGGTATATACATCTAAAGAAAAAGGCAATTCAGTAAATACAAAAGTTTATAAACTTTGCAATTTTCACACAAATCACATTTTTCACATTTATAATAATAATCAGGGAACCCGGAAGGGACGATCTGATCTACATCTATTATTTATAAAAAATTCAGGAGCACTTGATTGCGATTGCAGTCAGGTGCTTTTGATTTGTGCTGTGCGATAGCAAGCAAATGCTGACAGGGAGACATTTATGTATGTGACAAAACAGGGCGAATGCTGGGATGAAGTCGCGAAAAAGGTATATGGTAGTGAGAGGTACGTTGGATTTCTGATGCAGAATAATTTGAAGCTGCTCGACATCGCAGTATTTTCAGCCGGAACGGAGCTATATGCACCGGGCATACCGGCAGAAGAGAGCAGTCAGCCATCTTGGAGGAAAAGAGCATATGAGTAGAGCAAGACGGGCATCCGTAGATATCAGATATGAGAATATTGATATCACGGAAGATATAAGAGATGATCTGAAATCATTTACATACACAGATGCGGCATCTGGCGAGAGCGATTCTATCACACTTACTGTAAATGATAGGGACAGGAAATGGATGCGGGGCTGGATGCCTGAAAAGGGTTCTCATATAAGTGCGGACGTTCTTTTCAAGGACTGGTCAGGCGATGGCGATGACTGGAATACATACTGCGGGGAATTTGAGGTAGATGACGTGTCCATATCCGGTCAGCCGGCGACCTGCACGATCGGCGCTGTATCTATTCCGCGTTCCGAGGCTTTCAACGATGAAGAGCGCACGAAGAACTGGGAAAATGTGACAGTACAGGAAATTGCGGGAGAAATAGCTGGTCGGGCTGGTATTAAGCTTTTCTACGATGCAGAAGAGATAGCTATCAGGACGCTGGAACAGGATAGGCAGACGGATTGTAAATTCTTATATAACGTATGTAAAAAATATGGTCTGTCCATGAAGGTTTTCGCAAATAAGATAGTGATATTTGATGAGGCTGTCTATGAGGAAGCCGTACCGGCAATTACGCTGCATTATGATGATTTTAGCAAATTCAGCTATAATTCAACGCTAGCCGGTACTTATACAGGAGCCAAAATCGCATATACAGATCCCGGAACAAGTGAAGATCATATCGTGACCGTCGGCGACGGCAGCAGAATCATGGAGATGAACGAAGAAGCGGACAGTGTAGCAGATGCGCAACGGAAAGCAGTTGCGGCACTGAACAATGCGAACAAAAAGGACATCACTTTTTCTGGTACCATTATGCCTAAGAAAGGGCTGATAGCAAGTATCTGCGTCAATATAGAAGGATTCGGAAAACCTGACGGAGTCTATTATATTGATGAGGTCGTAACAAAGATCAATGGAAGCGGCGCTTCACAGCAGTCGATATCAGCTCACCGGGTAGGATACAGGATGGATGATGCAACGGTAGTTATTGATGCAAAGCCGGAGGAGAAAGGTGTCGGAGAAGGGACTTTATATACTGTTGTGAAGGGCGATACGTTATGGAGTATTGCAAAGAACTTTCTGGGCTCGCCGCTCCGATATGCGGAGATCTATAATATAAATAAAGAAACAATTGAGGCAGCAGCGCAGAACAGGGGAAAGAAAGATTCCAGCAACGGGCACTGGATCTTTCCGGGAACAGTACTGATAATTCCGGCGGCAGAGAGGATGAGCGAAAATGGCGAATAGTGAGATCCGGGTAGGAAGAGTATCGGCAATTAATTATGAAACCGGTATGGCGCGCATCACATATCACGACAAAGATGATTCTGTAACAGCAGAATATCCGATCTTAACAAATAATGATGAATATCGGATGCCGGAAATCGACCAAGATGTTCTCGTAGCGCACCTTTCAAATGGTAGTGGACGGGGAGCGATTATTGGTACTTTGTGGAATAAAAAGTATACGCCGAAGGAAACTGGAAAAGCGCTTTATCGAAAAGATTTTTCACGGAAGGAAGATGCGGCATATATTCGTTATTCTGACGAAACGGGCGAATATCTGCTCAAAGTCGCAAATTTGCACTTAAATGGTGTTAATAAAACAATACTGGATGGCCCTACGCTGGAAGTTTCCGCAAATATTTCAATGCTTTTGGAATCAGAAAATATGACGGTAAATACTTCCGAGTTACTGCTGACAGGCGGCGAAGGCGATGTAATTAATGCGGACATCAAAGCGGATGTGAATATCTCACAGAAAGAAAACGCTCTGGAAGCTGTAATTTTGAAGGCAATGATGGAATGTACGGAAGATCTGGAACTAAAGGCCGGAACAGATATCAAGATGTCTGCTGATGAATTGAAGTTATCTGGTGAAAAGGCTGCCGAGATATCTGCAGAAGAACTAAGGTTTACAGATGGCAGATACAGTGTGACCTTGTCTGAAATTATGGAAATGTTAGGAAATTCGAGGAAATAAAGGAATGGGCGCGATAGGAGTTTGGGGGAACAGGATCGTATTTGAAACTTCGGACAGGCATATACTGACTTTTTCCGGAATGACACAGAAAGTTTCGGGAAAATATTCGAAACATAATGTGATAGGGCAAAAAGACCATTCGGAATTTACGGGACCGGGGAATCGTAATATTTCTTTTAAAATGCTTTTAGATATCTCATTCGGTATAAAGCCGCGTGAAATCATAGACAGTATTGAAGCAGCCGTAGAAAACGGAGAGGTGAATTATCTGATCATTGGCGGTCGAATGTTCGGAAAGAACAAGTATTATATATCATCCGTTTCGGAGACTATGGACGTGGTTATGGGAGGTGGAGAAATTGTCAGGGCAACTTTAAATGTCAGCATGGAGGAATATGTATGATTGATGTCAATAAAGCAGTTATCAATCTGAGCGGATTTGCGGAAAGTGAGATAGAAGATGTAAGAAGATGTCTGGCGACTCTGTATTCCATTCGCACGGGAGATCAGCCGATGGACCGCAATTTGGGGATCGATACATCTTTTCTTGATAAGCCGATGAATATTGCCAAAAATTTATTTGCATTAGAGATAATAGATAAGACAAAGCAATATGAGAAGCGGGCGGAAGTGGACAGGGTAGATTATAAATTTGAAGAAGACGGGCAGATGATACCGGTCATCTACATCAAAAGGCGGGAGACATTATGAGCATATTGGACGATTATCCAAGGGTTAGTTTTATTGATCATATGACGGTTGAAGATATTCAGGCATACTACATAAAAGCAATGCAGGAAAAGTATAAAGAGCTGACAGGAAGGGAGCTTGTCATGGGCGAGGCAGAGCCCGCTAAGTTAATAGCATATGCAAACTGTCTGATACTTTATCAGATTGCGCAATATGCAGACCGCGCCGGGAAAATGTCATTATTAAAATACAGTTACGGAGACTATCTGGAGAACATCGGGGCATTAAAAGGTGTGAAGCGTCTGTCAGAGGGAAAGGCAATGACGACTTTGAGATTCACTTTATCTGCAGAAAGGCCCGGCGTAATTACAATTCCGAAGGGAACGAGGGTCACGACAGCATCAGGGATATACTTTGAAACGATTGAAAACCTCGAAATACCGGCCGGAGATATAACAGGAGAGGTAAATGCGGAGTGTAAAGAAGCCGGAATCGCTGGCAATGGGTATGCGGAAGGAACGCTGAATGCAATAGTAGACCCGATAGCTTATGTTGAAAAAGTAGAAAACATTACGATTACCCAGGGAGGGTCAGATAAAGAAGACGATGAGAATCTTGCAGAACGGATATATCTTACACCGTCGTCGTGGTCTGTCGCCGGTCCGGACGATGCATACATCTATTGGGTCAAGACATTTGATGCGGCAATTAAAGATGTAAGAGTACATTCTGAGATACCGGGCAACGTGGAAATCAGATTCTTGCTGGAAGGAGGAGAAATCCCGACAGGAACGATGATAGAGGAATTAGAAAATTTCCTTAAAAATGGGGACATAAGGCCGCTCACGGACAAGGTGAACGTTGCGGCTCCGTTGGTTCATGAATATGAAATAGAGCTGATTTATTACATAAACAGCAGTGATATAAGAAAAGTGCCTGTGATACAGGAAAAGGTAGATAAGGCCGTTGGCGAATATAAAACGTGGCAAAGTGCCGAGATCGGCAGAGATATTATTCCGGATAAACTGGTCGCAATGATTATCGCGGCTGGCGCAAAACGGGTGGATATAATATCGCCGACGTTCTGTGCATTGAGCTGGGAAGAAATAGCCGCAGCGGTCACAGTACAGATAAAATACGGAGGGCTGGAAGATGATTGACCTGAAAGATGTCACGGTACTTGATATTTTGCCGGATGTTCTGCGCTATGATACGAAGATAATAGCGGCAAGCTATGCAATGAATCACACGGCAAAGCTGATTCTGAATATGATAGACAATACTTCTGTATATGCTTTGTTAGACTCATTACCGGAGGAACTTGTAGATCTGCTGGCATTGGAATTTCGGGCGCAATATTATGATGCAGATGCGGCATTGACGGAAAAACGGGAATCTGTAAAAAAAGCACTTTTATGGTACAGAAAAGCCGGAACGGCATCAGTCGTCATGGAATTATGCGAGTTCCTATACGGAAAAAGCATTGTTTTGGAATGGTTTGATTATGGTGGAAGACCTTACACATTTAAACTGGAAATGTTAGAGGAAAACAGGTTGATCGATGTAGTAGGCATCAATAATTTCATTCTGGCAGTAAAGAAAGTAAAGAATACAAGGTCATTATTGGAGGCAATCATTTTTCATAGAAAAACAGATACTTTATTATATTCCGGTGCGGCAGCGACTTCATATACAAGACAGGCCGTCATTGATTTTTATATAGAAGAATCAGAAGAAACTTTAAAGAATCATGCGGCAGGAAAAGCAAATGAAGCATTCAAGCGACAGTCCGTAATAGATTTTGTAGAAACAGAAAAGAACATGACATATAATCTGAGATCTAATGTTGTAATAATACAAAAGTAAAGATAAAGGAGGAATGACAGATGGCAGTATTTAACAGTGCAGTATTAACGACAAAAGGAAATGAACTGCTTATAGATGCAGCGGCCGGTAATAAAATCACATTTACGCGAATGGCCGTTGGATGCGGAGAGTATACTGATGAGGAGCGTGAGCGGAGCGCTCTTGAAAGAATGAAAGGTCTGAAAGACATCAAACAGGAGTTCACATTTTCATCACATAAAAAAGTGAGCGAGCAATGTTGTTTGCTCACGGCTATTATATCGAACAGAGGGCTTGCAAAAGGATATAAAATAACAGAACTCGGAATCTATGGTAAAGTGTCAGGGGATACGGAAGATTTCTTATGTTCAATTGCAGTAACGAACAGCACAGAGGAATCGGATACATTCCCGCCGTATAACGGTCTGCAGGAATGTCAGATCGTACAGGATTATTATATAACAATATCTCCGGACGCAGAAGTTACTGTAATAACGAGAGGAGCCAGCGTCCTGCTTGAAGATTTTCTGTCAAAAATAGAAGAAATCAAAGGAGAATTTCAGGAAAAAATCGATGCATTGAAAATGTCTTTTCGGGCTGGTGTGGATAAGATTTACAATTATTTAAAAGGGCTTGGATTCACACCGGCAGATAGAGGCCCCGACGCAATCTGTGCATCGATACAGAATATTTACGATAGAAGATATAATGACGGAAGATCAAAAGGACAAGCGGATGTAATCGCTGATCCAGACAGGTTTGGCATCAGTACCGCTCCAAGAGCGATTGGACTCAACAATGGGGGCATTTGGAGATATTCTTGCACTAAAGCTGGTCAGTATGATATATGCGTACTATACGATTTTAATAATAATCATGGACATGATAGTATCGGCAACAAAGTCCTGCTGGATATCGCAGGTAATCAGATCGCAATATTAAATCATTATTATGTCGGGCCGGATGCGTGGAACGAAGAATATGCAATAGGCACGGATACTGTCAATCATAAGTACATTACAACAGTGAACTGCGCTGTAGGCGACGTTATTTCGCTTGATGTCTCTCAATCCTATTTCAGTTCTGATACTAATGCATATACATCAGCGGCAATTATTATAAGTTAATAATGTCTAGCCGGGAAGGTTTTGAATCTATAGATTTCAGGAGGCAGTATATTGAAAACATTTGATAAAGTTGTCATAACAGAAATGGGAAATCAGTTGATTACAGAAGCGGTCAGCGGAAAGCAAATAGAGTTTACAAGACTGGTGACAGGCAGTGGAAATTATGATATAGATGAGGAAATAACAAAGATGACTGCGTTAAAGGAGCAAAGACAGGAATTTCAATTTTCAAAGATTGAAAAAATTTCTGAAAGTCTCTTGTTGCTGACGGCAGTAATTTCAAACAGGAATCTCGAGACAAGCTATCATATGACAGAAGTCGGAATATATGGAAAAGTGAAAGAGTCTGATAAGGAAGTTCTATATTCTGTTAATATCATTGATATAGAAAAAGCAGATTTATTATTGCCCTACAACGGACTGTTACCGTCAGAGATAAAATTAAACTGTTACATAGCTATTAAGCAAGATATAGAGCCGAAAATTGCGTTAGGTGATGCAATAGATGTCTTGCTAAATGAAATCGATACAATGAATGCGGCTATTGAAGATAAAGTGGACAAAGTAGACGGAAAGGGGCTGTCCACGCACGACTATACGACGCAGGAGAAAGATAAACTGAAGAATATCGAATCTGGCGCCGGGGTAAATGTACAGGCAGATTGGAACGTGACGGATACGGAAGATGATGCGTATATAAAGAACAGGCCGCATATTCCCGCGAAAGTATCCGAGCTGGAAAACGACAGTGGATTCGCAAGGACAGAAAGTCCGGATTTTACCGGGATCCCGAAAGCGCCGACTCCGGATCAGGGCAGTAATAGTACGCAGATAGCTACGACTGCATTCGTAAAAGCAATCGTGAATGCGCTTGTAAATGGTGCACCGGAAACATTAGATACGCTCGGAGAAATCGCGGAAGCGTTCGCGGAAAATGAAACGGTCATAGAAGCTCTGAACGAAGCAATAGGGAACAAGCTCGGGAAAAAAGAAACGGCCGCCGCCGCATCTAAGTGGGAAACTGCCCGAAATTTGAACGGGCTTATCATAGATGGGTCTTCTGACAGAGCAAATTATGGGACGTGCTCTACTGCGGCAGCGACAGCGGCGAAGACTGTAGACTGTGCAGGATTTAGTCTTGTTACCGGTGCGGAAATAACGGTCAGATTTACTGTAACGAACACAGCGGCAAATCCGACGCTGAACGTCGGAGGAACTGGCGCGAGGCCAGTCTATTACCGCGGTTCTGCAATAGCTGCTGGATATCTTGCAGCGAATAGAACATATATATTCCGTTACAACGGTACGCAATGGGATCTGGTCGGGGACGTTGACACGAACTCGACATATAGCTTGGCGACATCATCCGCGCGTGGACTTGTTAAGATCGGGTATAAACAGAATGGCAAAAATTACCCTGTGCAGCTCAGCGATGATGAGCAGATGTACGTAAATGTGCCATGGACGGATACAAATACGTGGAAAGCTAATACAGCAGATAATGAGGGATATGTTGCGAAAGGCAGTGGACACGCAAACCAGGTGTGGAAAACGGACGCGAAAGGTGTTCCTGGCTGGCATACAGATAAAGATACGACTTACAGCAATATGACAGGTGCGACTGCATCGGCAGACGGAGCGCACGGATTAGTGCCCGCACCTTCGAAGGGAAAGCAGACGGCATTTTTGCGCGGAGACGGGACATGGGTCACACCGAGCACGAGCCTCGCTGGAACTGTGCAGGGAATCCCGCTGGATCAGACGGCCGGAAAAGCTCTTAAAGATCAACTTGATAAGCAAAATAGCAATTTATCTGAGCTAAACGGCAGTTTAAACTCTAAAGTCTACAGCGCATTGAATAGCTATATAACAAGTGCTGTTACGAGGTTAGAGACTGGATATGTAAGAAGAACTGGAAATATATGTGAGTTGCAATTCACAGGAACCGTAAAAAATTCTACGTCTAACGCACAGTATATTCCAATAATCAATCTTCCAGAGAATTACAGAGGGTTTGGCGGTATACAGTCTATCGCTTATGGAATAAATCAAACAGGATACTTAGTGATTGATAGTCAAGTAAAAATATATTTACTAGCAAACGCATCTGCGACTCTGGGTATAAAAGAAACATATATCGCAACGAACTAAATTATAAGTTATATATAAACAACACGGAATCTAACGTTGTCTTTCGTCGTAGTCGCAAAGTGCAACGTGATATTTTTGTCTGACGGGGAACTGATTCTGTCTATCGTGATAGGACTTCCACCGTCGCTATATACATTTAGAATCAGGGCTGGGGCTGATTGCAGCGTGATTGTCGCACTTGTACTATTATTAACCGCAACAGATATTCTTTCAGTTTTAACTAAACTGTTCAAACTGCCGTTTAGCTCAGATAAATTGCTATTTATATATTATTAGATTTAGAAAATAAGACCCTAATGGGTCTTTATTTTATACACAAAAAATTCAAAGAAGGAGGTCTTTACATGAAAAAGGACAAATTTGTGCTTGCAGATAGCACAATAATCGAGATGGAACCGTTCTGCGGAATAGGGGATTTAAAATTTGATGTAGAAGACATAAGCGCTGCCTGTGCGCTGTGGGAGAAATTTACAAATGAAAATCTGAAACAGGTAATCATTAAGGATGCGGAAGGCACAGAAATCGGAGAGTATTCAAATATGATTCTGGATCATATGACAGGAAACGACAATAAGGATGGGACTATACAGCTCACGTTCAACTTGCGCAGCAGATCAGTTGAGGAGATCCTTACGGAAAGAGTCTGTGCTTTAGAAGCGGGGCAGCAAACGCATGGTGAAGCCATCGGCGATTTGGGTCAGGCCGTATCTGACATTGCAGAAGGGGGTGCGCGGTAATGGGAGCATTTTACGGAACAAAGATTAAAAATGCGGAAATTAATCCGAAGACCGGGACAGCATGGACGCTGGAAGATGTCCCTGCGTTATGGAGAACAAAAACAGAACAGTGGTTAAAAGATAAGATTTAGAATCAAGGGGGAAGCGATGAATATGGATATGGCAATAACACTTATTGTAGCGATGGGCATTCCATCGGCCATTACCGGATTCTTTTTCTGGCTTTTAGAAAGAAAAATGGAAGAGCAGGAGAAGAAACGGGATGAGAAAGAGAAAATTCGGGAGAGGCAGGAATTTCTCATGGTAAAGAGCATCGGTGCGGCCATCGCGCTGGGAGAAGCATCTGCAATAGCGCTAAAGAACGGGCATACAAATGGAGAAACGGAGGCGGCGCTGGAATACGCGAGACAAGTCAAGCATGAGCAGAAAGACTTCCTGACAAAACAGGGCATAGAAGCTATCTATTAGAGAATAAGAGGTAAATGATATGTATGTAGTGATGTATATAGCCGGATTCATTTCGGCTATTCTTTTTTTGCTCATGTTCGCAGTCATACGGAAACGTCGTAGGGAAAAGGATATTGTCAGAAGTAAGAAAAGAGTCAAGATTGATACTTACGTCAAAGCAGTGACCTCATTGGTTCTTGTCCACGGTCTTGTCATGATAACGATGTCATATGTGCTGGCGTGGTTTGAAAAAGATGCCGTGGTTGACGTATCGACGACGCTTATAACAGAAATAGTTGCTCCGTTATGCCTGTATATGGGCACGAACTGCATTATGAATATTTTTGAGAAAAATGAGCTGTCATTCAGCAAGCCGATTCAGATGAGCAGATATCATGAGATAGTAGATGAAGTACAAACAAATATAGATGGCACTGATGAAGTTGCCGGATAGGAGGAAGACATGAGTGAGATTATTTTTGAGGTTTTAAAAGTTATTGTGATGCTGGCGGTATTGGTCTTTATGAGGTACATCATTCCGTGGGTAAAGGCGCGGATTGGTTCCGAAAACCTGAAAATGGTTGAGAAGTGGGTAAACACGGCGGTCTTGATGGTACAACAGGTTCATTTCGCCAAGTCCGGCGCAGAAAGAAAGGCAATCGTCGTTGATATGTTAAGGGGAATCCTGATACAGAAAAATATTTCCATATCAGAAGATCAGTTGAATGCCTTGATTGAAGCGGCAGTAAAGACTATGAAGATGGAAGAGGCGAAAGGCGAAGCGACAACTGTAAATGTTACGGCGCAAACTGCTGAGTAGAAAGGAGGGCATCGGTATGGCAAAGATGAAAATTAGTGAGAATGGCATAGCTTTGATTAAGTCGTTCGAGGGATGCAGACTTACGGCATACAAGGCGGTCAGGACAGAGAAATATTACACGATAGGCTATGGGCACTATGGAGCAGATGTAAGAGCAGGGCAGACAATCTCTCAAAAAGAGGCCGATGCCCTGTTTTTGACTGATGTTCAGAAGTACGTTGATTATACGAATATCTATGTGAAATCATTCAGCCCGGATCAGAATCAGTTCGATGCCCTCGTGTCGTTCTGTTATAACTGCGGTCCCGGAACTCTGAAAAAACTTGTGAGCGGCAGGACGGTAGAAGAAATTGCGGAGCACATCACGGATTACACAAAATCGGGCGGAAAAGTCGTGAATGGGCTGATAAGACGCAGACAGGAGGAAAAAGCATTGTTCTGCAAGGGAAGTGAGGTAAAGAGCGTGTCTAACAAAATTAAGGTAGGAAGCGCAAGGATTGATGAAAATGGAAAGCTGACCGGTGGAAAAGCGGGAGACCAGACTGGGAAGGAAGTCAGCACACAGGATTATTACCTACATTCCAAAGGCTGGTATCTACTCCGACCAAAGAGCGTAGAGGATGCGGATAAACTGGCGGCTTCCATGATGGCGGCTTGCAATAATGACAATATTGGGTACGACCAGAACGAACGCCTAGGAATCATTACCCAGATAAAAAAATACGGCAGCATGGCTAAAATCGCTGTAAAGACAGAGGCAGACTGCGGAACGCTCGTAAGAGGGTGCTGCATTGAGGCGGGATTTGATCCCGGAAACTTTACTACGTCCGGGGAGGCAACCGCACTTTCAAAAACGGGAAGATTTGAAGGTAAGATTGCAGTCACGTCCTCAACAATCCTTCATAACGGCGATGTTCTGGTGACAAAGACAAAGGGGCATACTGTTATTGTAGTAAGCGGAAATCCAAGAAGGGTATCTGAACCGATGGAGTCAGTTGAAATTAAAATAGGTCAGATAGTTCAGTTCACCGGCAATCGGCACTACACCAGCTCTTACGCAAAAGCGACCGGTAAATCCTGCAAGCCCGGCATGGCAAAGGTAACGGCGGTCAATCTTGAAGGTGCTTACCCATACCACCTGACAGCAGTCTCCGGCGGAGGTTCCACGGTTCATGGCTGGGTGAACGCGGAGGATGTGAATACCTGA